CCCCACCGGCGGCGGCCTGACGTTCACCAACAGGGTTGACCAGAACGTCACCTCCCATTGCCGCGCCGACATCTGGACCGCGACCGTCGGCGGCTCCCCGGTGGCGATGACGGTCTCCCTGACCGTCGCCGCCAGCCAGCAGAACCATGCGTTTGTGGTGGAGCGGTGGTCGGGGGCGAAGCTCGCCGGGTCCCCGGCGGTGATCAACGCGACCGGTTCCGGCGCCCCCTCCGCGGTGGAGACGACGGTCGCGAACAACTCAGTCATCTCGTGGGTGAACGGCGACTTCGACCAGGGCACCGGCGCCCGCACCTATAGGGGCACCCCGACAGAGGAGCAGTACTGGCCAGCGGGTGACTGCACCGGCTACTTCGCCTGGCAGACACAAGCGACCGCCGGGGCGGTGACAGTCGGGCTGACCGCCCCAAGCCAGACGTGGACGATGGCCGCGATCGAAATCCAGGCGTTCAACACCGGCGCCCTCACTGATGGTGGCGCGTCCACGTTCGACGGGACGGCGTTCATCGCCGACGGCGGGAAAAGTGTCCCGGTGAACACGGCCACGGGCGGCAGCGGCGGCCTGGCCAGCGCGTCGGTGGTTCCGGCGGGTGGGACTACATTCAACGGGGGCAACGGGTTCACCGCGTCCACCACCGGCGGCGGCGCGGGCTCCTCAGCCGGTGACGCCCTGGCGGGTGTGAACGCCGCCGGGCAGGCCGGTGCGACCGCCCCCACCGGGGGTATCAGCGGCGGTGCTGGTGGCGCGGCCGGCGGCAACAACGCGGGTGTCGTGCCCGGTGGTGGGTCGTTCTCCATCGGCGGCTCCGTCTCCGGCGCCGCCGGCGCGGCCGGGAAGGTCACGATCACCTACACGCCGCCGCTCGCCGCATTCAAAACCTTGGTGGCTCACTCGCCGAGCTACATGGCGCCGCCGACGCTGAACCCGCTGATCCCCACCGGCTCCGGCCTCGACCCACCCGACGGCCGCGAATACACGATCGCCTCCCCCGTCCCCGGCCTGCCCGCCAGGTACTACGGGACGTACACGATCATCGTTTTCTTCTCCACCATCAACACCCCCTCCGCGTCGCGGACCGTAACGGTCACGTTCAAGCAATACGACTACACCGGCGGCCCATCCACCAGCCGGTCGGTCGCCCGCACCCTCACCCCGTCAACGGAGTCGCCGCCGATCGCCAACGGATTCGTCGTCCTCGGGGAGATCACGCTCCCCTGCCGCGACCATGCCCAGGACAACACCGCCGCGTTCTACACCGCCGCCGTCAACTCGACCAACGCGAGCGACAGGGCGCTCGACATCGTGGCGATCGACGTCCGCGGGCAGACCGCGGCGATCAACATCTCCGGCACCGGGCACGTCAACTATTACCTGGACGAGCCGTCGACCGACCGGGACTGGGGACGGGTCCTCGCCTCCGACTATGACCGGGCGCAGGCGACGTCGGTGCTCGACGCGAACGACATGATCCTGTCCGGTGGGCCGCTGGTGATCGACCCGGCTGGTGCGGGCTGGTTGCTTGCCTACTCGCCGGACGCAGGGGCACCGGGACTCACCGCCACGTTCTATCCGAGATGGAGAGATTCGCGCCTGTCCTGATCGTAGTCCGGGTGGTCCCGGTAGACGGCGGCGAGGCTGTAGAGGGCAAACGTCAGCACCGGCGAGTCAGAAGGGCTGGCTTCCCATTGCGCGAGGATGGCCCGCTTGGCTTCCACCTCGCGCAGCACCCGCACCGGGTTAACTGCCGCCTCGCGCCACGCGTACTCAGCGCCATCACGAATGCCCCGGTCGATCTGCCGGTGCGCGTCATCAAGTTTGTCCCGCAGGGCCTGGGCCCGCAGCGCCGCAGCTTCGTCCTCGTCCAGCCGTGCCCGCAGGAACGCCACCAGAGGGTGCATGAACCCACGCTAACCGACTAGTTGCGGCGCGGGGGCGCCGGCATCGCCGGTCGGGGCATCTGGAGTGCCCGCATTCTTCCCGCCAGGGCACGCGCCCCACGCCGCCCGCCCAGTGTAGGAAACCCCCGCCATAAGTGCTAAAAACCCCCGAATAACTGCTAAAAAGTTGCGAATTAGCAGGTCAGGAGGGCCAGTGTTTTACCTGACCAGGCGGCAGGCGCGGGCCGCGATGTCCGCCGCCGCAGGCGCAGCCGTCTACCTCGCCGCGTCGGAGCTCGGCAAGGACCGGCTGAAACTGACCGGCCTGTTCGTCCTCGCCTCCGCGTCGATGGCCGGGATGGTCACCGCCAAAGCCAGCCCCAAGGCGGCCAACGTCGAGTCCCGGCTCAACACGCACGTCGCCGCGACCGCCCCCGCAGTCAACCTGCAAGCCAACGGCGGCACCATCGGCGGCACGCTGAACACCACCGGCAAGGTCAACCCGTCCGGCCAGGGCCGCGCCGACCTCAACTGGACACCCAACACCCACCAGGGCGGCGCACCCGCGTCCTACTCCCAGTCGTCGTTCGACGCCTGCATCAGCCGCGTCAGCGACCTGATCGACCAGGTGAGTCTTGTGTCCGACCGCGCCGACTGGCTCCGGCAGCAGCTGTCCAACGGCAACGTCGTCATCAACTGACAGAGAGGCAGCGCCATGGCGGTCGGTTTCCAGTTCGACCAGGACCGGGCGAACCAGCAACTCGGGGCGCTCGCTGTCCAGTTGCGGGACCTGATGGTGGCGATCAGCTCCTACCACCAGAAGGTGACGGGCCTTGGCCACGCCGGGCAGATGGCCCTCGGGTTCAGCGACGCTGACGCGACCGATCTGCAGTTGCGCGCGGACTACATCAACACGGTCGCGGCGCTGTATTACGGGACGGCGGCGCAGCCGTCGCCGTTCAACTTCGATGATGCGTTGTCTGGTGTCCGGGCTGGCCGCTGACCGTGTACGCCTATGACGTCACGCAGGTCGCCACCCGCGCACCCGACGGGTCGAACTTCACCCCCCTCGGCACCTTGGGTCACGTCACCCCCGCCGTCTACTCCGACACGCTCCCCGGCGGCAACGACTCCCTCACCTGCACCCTCCAAATCCCCCCCTCCTACCGGCATCCCGCGTTCGACCCCGGCCGCATCCTCGAGGCATACAGGGGCGGCAGCAAAATCTGGGAGGGGATCCTGGGGGAGCCGCAGCCGGGTGACGGCGGATGGTCGCTGACCGCGCAGGGGGCGGGGAACTACGGCGACCGGTACCTGTCCATCTGGACCGTGTGGAACCAGAACAACCCGATCGACGCCGCGATCGTCCGCGGGCTGCGCTGGAACAAGCCGTCGTTCGCGTCCACGGGGCTGTATCTGGCTGAGCAGCAGGACAGCGGGTCACAGACGATCAGCGACTTCTTGACGTTGGTCACAAGGCCTGGGGCGTACACGTGGCATGTGGGGCGCAGGAACACCTTGAGCGTGTTCCCGATCCCCACCACGCCGACCAGGATCCTGATGGCTGGCAGCCCCGCCGCGAGGAGCCTGGCCGGCTACATCAACGCCTTGACCGGCCGCTACCAGTCCGCCGACGACAACGCCACCACCGGCGCCGCCGCGACCTTCGCCCTCACCACCGCCACCAACGCCGCCAGCATCGCCAAGCACCTGCGGACCGAGGCGTTCTGGGACATCACCCAGGCCGGCACCATCTCCGGCGGCGCCGCTGGCGGGTTCGTCGCCCAGGCCCTCACCCTCTACCAGGCCGCCTCATGGGCGGGGCCGCTCACCGTCCGGTACGGCTCCTACACCACCATGACCGGCGTCCCCGTCGACCTGGGCTGTGAGGTCGCGGGGGAGGTCGTCCAGTTGCAGCTGGCCGACGGCCCGTACGGCGGGGAAGTGTCACCGTCGCCTCCGGTGACGTTCCCCGTCGGGCGGGTCGAGTATGACGACGGGGCGCAGGTGCTGTCGGTGACGCCGTTCCAGTCGGTGCCGAACGACCTGCCGTCGCTGCTGTCGGCGCTCGCCACCACACTGCCCACCCCCGCGCCACCACCCACCACACAGCCGATGATCTCCGCATAACCGGAAACCGGGGGACGATGGCCGCCGACGACCCCCGCGACGGGCACCAGCCCGACTGGCGCCCCGTCCCGGATCCAACGACCCTGACGACCGAGCAGCTGCGCCGCGAACTGTCCGCGCTCCGCGAGATCCTCACCGCCCGCCTCGACGGCATGGACCGCGCCACCGACCTCCTGTCAGAGACGGTCAACCGCACCCCCACTGTCATCCAGACCGAGATCGCGCACCTCCGCGAACTGATGAACGAGAAGCTCGGCAGCCTCGGCGGGCAGGCCGAAGAGAAGTTCCATTCGATCGAGTTGCAGTTCGTGGAACGGGACGTCCGCACCAACCAGGCCGCCACCGCCAGCGCCCAGGCCCTCGCCGCCGCGCTTCAGGCCGCGAAAGAAGCCGTGTTCGAGCAGGCGCAGGCCGCCGCCAAAGCCGCCGAGAAAACCGAACTGTCGTTCACCAAGCAGATCGACCAGATCCAGTTGCAGATCAAGACGATCGGCGACGGGTTCGGCGACCGGCTCGCCGAACTGAAAGAACGCATCGACCGGGGTGAAGGCAGCACCACCGGCGCGGCGGGACTGCGCACCGAACGGCGCCTCGATTATGGGCAGGTCCTCGCTGGCCTCGCCGTCGTTGTCGCCGTCGTTGTCGCCGTCATCTCCATCCTTCACCAGTAGCCGCCGACGGCCGCGCCACCCGGGCGGGGACAGGCGCTGCACCCGCAGCCACTGACGCTGCCGGATCTTCGGCCGCCACATGCCACGGTCAAACCAGCCCATCCACCCATCATGCGGGTTCTACTTTCTAGAAAGTAGAAACAGGCGTTCGTCCTGCACTAATCCAGGTCATCGTCCGCCACTGCCGCAGCGTCCGCTCGGGCGAGTACCTCGGCGAGCGCGTCTGCACTCCATGAGTCGAACTTCCGGCTGTTGATCTTGTCCACGGCCTCATACCTGTCATGGACGTGGGCGGCAAGGTGAGCATTCTTCAGCACGGCCAGCGCCCAGGCGTGAGCGGACAGGATCGAATGGAACCGGGTGTGGGCTGGCTTGTCCTCGGTGTAGATGAGTGACCCGCAGTCCAGGCACCGTTCCAGGCCGTAGATAGCAACCATCTTCGGGTCGGGGAATGTGTATCTCGGCCCGGCCGGGTTCTCTGCTGGCGCTTCACTCATAGCCGCATCATAGAAGGAGCGTGGTTCAAATCTTCGGTATAGCTAGCATCGTCGCGTTCGCCATCGCCTTGCTGATGCACCTGTTCGGCTGGGGCTCCGGCAAGGTCGACGAGACCCTGTTCACCCTCATCGGGCTGCTGTGCCTGGCGGTCCATGTGGTGACCGGCTGGTGGGGACCAGTCCGCCGCCACCCGGCAGCCTGACATGGCCGCACCAGTAGAGGCCAAGGTGACCGCTGGGTCGCTGTCCGCCGCCGCTGCAGGGGTCGCGCTGTGGGCGCTCCAGACCTACGTGTTCAAGAACGGGATGCCCGCCGGGGCCGAGTCGCTGGTGTACCTGCTCGTGCCCGCCATCATCGCGTTCGCGGGTTCGTATGTCGCGCCGCACACACACCGGCCGGACCTCCTGCCCCCGCTCGTGTCCCCGCCGTCCCCGGCGGCCCCGCCGCTGCCGCCAGCCGGGCCAGTCGCATGATCATCCTCGGCATCATCCTGGTCATCGCCGGGCTCGTCCTCCCGCAGCTGGCGATCCTGATCACCATCGGGATCATCCTCATCGTCATCGGCGTGGTTCTGCTGATCCTCGGCCACGCCGGGCACGCGGTAGGCGGCAGGCGGCACTGGTTCTGATGACCACACCCCAGGGCAGCGAATGCTCCTGCGTCCTCTGCGGCCACACGTTCACCGGCCTCACCCTCTTCGACGCCCACCAAGACGTCGACTACGGCCGGGAGCCGGTCATCGTCTGCCGCGACCCCACCGGGCTAGGACTGGCGCAGGACGCCCGGGGTACCTGGGGTACCCCCGAAGGGATCGCAAGCCGGGATTTCCACGCCACGAGGCTCGCACGGGCCAACGCTGAACGCCGGGCCCAGGCGTGAGACTGCGCGCGGGCCGGAAGCTGAGCCGCACGATCTACCTTCAGCTAGGCGATGAACCCAGCGACGACGACGAACTGCTCGGGCTGTTCCTTGACCCGGCGCGGGCGGACCTGGTGGTGAAGACCGTTAACGGACCGTCGCCGCCCAGCCGGTCACCCGACCCGGCCGACCTCGCACTCGCCAAAATCGCCGTCCCATGGATGGGACTCCACCAGAACACCCCACCCCACCCCGCAGGCAACGCCAAACTCGCCCAGGCCCTCGCCGCGTGGCTCACCGCCCGCGGCATCTACTGACCCGCTACACTCAGATCGCCGCGAGGGAGCGCACTCCCCCGTTGACCGCGCCGCCCCCGGCTGCAGCACAGTCCAGGGGGCGGCGCGGTTCTCTATTTCCCTCGCCGCCACCGCTGCCACGCCAGCACAAGAAACGGGGCCACAGCGAACCCCACAAGGAACGCGGCGATGGCGACCAGGACAGCCTGATCGCTCATCCCGTCACCCCCTGCCACTAGGCTTGTCCTGCTGCGATCGCCGCACCCCTCCGCACTGCCAGACGGGTACACCCATGCCACCATCCGACGAGTTCGACACCATCATCCAGGCCGTCAACGCCGGCTACCCAGCGCCGGGAGCTGGTCCCGTGAAACCGTCGTCTCATCCGGTGCTGTGGTTCGCTGCGGGGACCGGGCTGTGGGTGGTGGACGGGATACTGCTGTACCTGTTCCTGTGGCTCCTGCTGCACGGGTAGCCCGCGCCGCAACGAGCTCGGCGCGTCGGCGCCTCGACACCGACACCTGCGCCGCGCCAGCCATCACCACCAGCCACGCCACCACACCCAGCGCCCACGCATAACCCGACGCGACCACCCACCACAGGCCAGCCGCCGCCGCCGCCAGCCCAACGACCCGGGCGATCGTCCGCCGCGCGTGCCACAACTGATGCGGGCACGAACAATACGGCCTCAGATTCTCAGGCGTACACATCACTTCTCCCTCACGGTTGACTAGGCCGGAGGGGATGCGGCAGCTACGTCCTGTCGCATCCCCTCACCCGGCGTCCTTACTTGCCCTTGCCGCCGTTCGGCTTGTTGTTCGGGTTGTTCTTGCTGTCGCGGCCGTAGTCCTTGTCGTTCTTCGCCACCTTCGCGGACCACTTGGCCACGTCGCCGCTCTTGCTGTCGTCCTTGCTGCTGCTGCTGAACAGACCCATCGTGGGCCTCCCTTCACCCGCGCCGGGACCATCCCGGCCGGGAGTCACTTATCCTTGAGGCGGAGGACGCGGCGCCCCCAGCGGGGCACCCGCCCCTTGTCACAGCGGCGGCAGCATCGTCCGCGCCCGGCATTCACCCGCCGCATACGACCACACCCACCCGGGGTGCTTCCCCCCGCCGCCGCACCGGTGACACGCCCGCGTCGGATTCCGTGACAGCGAGTAACGGTAGCTCCCGGCAGCCAGGACCAAAATTGCTACCGTGAGTAGCCATCCTTGGGTGGTCACCGACCCGCCTCCTGTCACACAGCGTCACAGTCACTCCGGGTAGCATGTCCCTTTTGTCCTAGTTCTGTCCCAGTCGAGGGAGACACGAGCGACGAAGTCGCTCGCAAGAGCGTGCGAGTCTCCCCGCACGCCAGGTTCATGATCATCTGGAAGGTGCCGGGAACCATCACGCTGCGTCACCTCGCCGGAATCGGGCACGCAGAGTGGCGACCACGCTGCGTGACGGCGGCGCGGGCGGTGGTGGTCGCTGACCGTAACCGGCGTACCGGACCATCAGCGTGTGCAGATGCACCGCCGGGTAGTCCAGCCGTTCCGCCGCCGTCTCCAGCGTCACCCCCGACCACACCATCTCAGCGCCGTCCTCCGCGAGCTTCACCACACACTCATGGCATCGGCGGCCGCCCTTGCCCACGAAGCCGCCGCAGCGGGCATGGTTGAGGCACGGCTGCGGCGGCTTCGGTTCCCGGGGCGGACGGTTCCGGGCACGGTCCTCCACCCGGTTCTGCAGCGGCGTCCCATACACCAGGTTCCCGGCGCCCGAACGGCAGCCGTCCTCACCGCCCGGGGCCCACCGGTTGTCCAGCGGGTCGTCGTTCCAGTGCCGGGCTTCCATCCCCTCCGGGCACGGCCCCTCGAAGGTGAGCAGGACGACGCTGTGGACGGTGCGCGTCTCCCGCTTCCCCTCATCGGAGACCATCTTCACCAGCGGGTAGCCGGTGCCGCTGTGGCTGCGGGTCGTGGCCATGATCTCGCCACCGGGGCGGCGCCGGATCCGGCCGGCGTCGCTGGCCAGGTACCGGCCGAACCCCGGGATAGGCTTCCACGTCTCATCCATCATCGGTTCCTCCCTGCCACATAGGCGTACAAGTCCGCCGGATCCCAGATGCGGGCGTTGCCCCGGTACCCCAGTTCCTTCGGGAACCCGTCGCGCTGGGATGCCTTCTGGGCTGCGCCGAGCGCACGGTGATAATCCCGGCCCGTGAATATGCCCTCCCGCACCGCCTCGCTGAGCGTTATCCCCTGGGGCAGTTCAGGGACATGTCCCTGAGACATCCGCAGGTCAGGAGCCCCCATAGGCAAGGCCACACGATCTGGGACAGCGATCCCCGGCATCCCCGCCGGGCACGGCGTCACCACACCCGCGACGGCGAGCTCCCGCGCCTGCTCGAGGTCCATCAGCGGTGTCTGCGCCTCGCTGATCGTCGCACCGGCGACGCACTGGACGCGGCCGATGACGTCCGGCGACGGAGGCATCGGCACGTCGCGGCCGACGAGCATGTTCCACGAGCCCTGCTGGTAGCGGGCCAGGCAGCGGACACCGATGTTCTCCCGCACGGAGCCACCGCCGAGGATTTCCGCGGTGAGCTGCTGGGCGATGATGATCTCATGCATGTCTACCGCCCGGCCCGCGAACGAGACCCGCGCCATCCCCGTCAGCGCGGGGGATTTCTTCGGCGGCTCTTTCCCGCCGTGGGTGTCTGACCAGTCCTGTTTCACCACCGGGTCGCCCCAGTGCTCTTTCAGCAGCGGTGCCGCGAGGTTCAGCTCTTCCACGACGACCCACAGCCGGGGGCCGACGCTGCCGAGCAGGGTGCCTTTGGCGTTGATGATGCGTTCGGCGACCTGGTTGCGGCGCTCGAGTTCGTCGCTGAGCCACACCATCGCGTCATGCAGGTCAGAGGTGCGGCGGGCGTAGCCGACGTTGGGGATCTGGCCGTATTCGGCGTCCATGTCCTTGAACACCCACGGGTGGGAGAACAGCTTCGCGTCGAGGATGAGCGCGACCGCGCCGCGCTGCAGGTCCTGCACCAGCCAGAACGTCGTCAAGTTCGACTTGCCGGCCCCGCTGCCCATCGCGACGCCAAAATGGGGGGAATCGAGGTTGAGGGAAATTTTGACGGTCTTGCCCTGTTTCCCGATCCCCACCATGAGCTCGTCGCGGCCCAGGGCCGCGACCCGCTGCTCAACGTCGTTTCCCCAGGTCACGAGGCTGGGTGGGGGTTCGCTGTGGGTGTAGACGACGTACCTGGCGCGGCCTTGCAACTGCCGGTCCACTGAGGGTGCCTCAATGCCGAGGGTGACACTGACGGTGTTGTCCAGCGCTGCCCACTCCCGGTCGGTGCCCATCCACTCCGCCGGCAGCCACACCTTCGCCCGGGTCCGGTCGGGTTCGATCTGCAGCCGTGGCGGTACGCCCTCGAGCATCGGCGCGAGGCGGCGCTGCAGCGGCCGGACGTAGCGCCAGTGATGCGGCAGGTGCCGAAGCCGCCGGAACCACAGCCACCAGCCACCCACGCCGAGCGCGGCCAGGACCACGGCGGCGACAGCGCCGAGGGTGACGGTGCGGGCCGCCAGCAGGCCGTACAGCAAGCCGAACAGGGCGACGGTGCCGCCGGTGCGGACCGCGGCGTGGCGGCGGCGGCGCCAGCGGCGCGGGCGCGGCTGGCCGTCGAGGTCCAGGCCGGTGAACCAGCGCCACATGACCTGGACAAGCCAGGACTGGCTGGCCTTGCGCCACAGCCACGCGGCGGTAAGGCCAGCCAGCACCGTCAGGACGACCGCTGCTGCCACTAGGCGCCCCCGTGCCCGTTGAAGGCTGCCTTGACGGCTGCGCGCTCCCGCTTCTGGACGAGCCTGGCCGTCTTCGGCGAGACCCCCTCATCGGTCATGATCTTCCGTTGCGGTTCGGGCTGCCAGGCAGTTACACGCGGAGTTACAGCTGGCGGGGTCGTGCGGGCGGTGCGGCGCACCATCAGGATCGACATCTCCGCGCACCCGATGAACGCATACGCCGGCCACCCCGAAATCAGCGCCCCGGTGACACCGGACGCGGCGCCGTAGGCGACGTTCGCGGCCAGTGTGGCGAGCACCGACGACAGGAGCATCACCTGCGCCAGCCACGGCGCGGCGAGACGCAGCCGGGCGGCGCGCAACAGGACGAGGCTGGAGGCGACGACGGTCCCGTCGATGGAGAACGGCAGCAGCACCGCCGCCAGCTGGGTCTGCCCGTGGGTGGCCGCGAGATCCCGGATGTGAATGAAGCTCACGGTTGCCGCGATGGCGGCGACGAACAGCACCGCGGCGGCGGTGCCGCGCCGGATCCACCGGTCGGGTTCTGTACGGTTCTGCATCAGGACCTCACTCGGTTTGGGGTCTTAGGCCAGCGGGAGGCGTTTGCGCGCTAACCGCTGGCCGCCATAACTCATAGGTGGTGGTGGTGGGCACTGGGCATCACCTCCTACTCGGTTCAGGCTTGGGGTCTAGGTGCCTTCGATTGGCGATACGGGAGGCATGCTGATCTCAAGATCAACGCGCCACTTAACGAACGATCCGGCATTGAGGTCCCAGATCCGCACAAGCTCGCTGACGTGAAAGCCCGACCCTTCCAGCAGCCAGACAGCACGCAGGCCGGAATGATCTCCACCGCCGAAGTAGATCACCGGATGTGGGTAGGCATGGCCCGGGCCACCCTGACAGGACGAGCCTGTCAGGACGCCATGATCGCGGAGAAGGATCACCGCATCGCGGATACCCGGATCGAGATCCGCGCGGATATCTTCCTCTGCCGGTTCCCATTTCTCGAAAGTGGCTGGGGTATCAGTCATCCCTGCATCCTCCCTCTCAGTCGCCGCCGCGGTAAGCGGCCACGACCCACAGCGCCGTCCCCGCCGCGGCCACCAGCAGCACGACCGCCCACAGCGCCCACCACCGCCAGCGCACCCACCACCGCCTCACCTCTCCCGCCGGGCGATCCACGCACGGACCTGGTCCCGCAGGTCCGTCCAGTCCTCACCCGTCAGCCAGGGCGACGGCGACGTCCTCAGCCGCCGCGCGTGCGGCAGCCGGTCCACCCCCACCGAGAACCGCCAGCCGGGAAACTCGCGTTCAAGATCCATCTGTCTCAGCTCGTCATCCATCTTCCGATCCCCCTCCAAGGTGTTCTACTATACTAACCACATGGTGCCTATACCAGAGACTGGGCTCTATCGGCACGCAGGGGGTCCGATCACTACGTTGTGCAGGTGCAAATTGATCATGAGTCGGACGTGTTCCCGTACCGGCAGGTAGCGGACCAGCTCCGCGCGGCGATCGACGCCGGCGAATACGGGCCTGGCCGCAAGATCCCGTCGCTGCAGGCGCTGGTCCGTGAGACCGGGCTCGCGGTCGAGACGATCCGCCGCGCCATCCGCGTCCTCGTCGACGAGGGCGTCGTCTACACGGTGCAGGGCCGGGGCACATTCGTCAGCAAGGAGCGGAAATGAGCGATGGTGTCGTCCGCATGGTGGTCCTGGTCGAGCGCGACAGCCCCCAGAGCGTAGTGGCCGTGTCCCGTGGCTGGGTGATCCCGAAAGAGGTCTTCGCCGACATGGAAGCAACCTTCCGGCGCTACTACGGCCCCCCGGCGCAGGAGGGGATGCGCGACTTGGCGACCCGTGACGATGTGGTTATGGATAGAGAGAGAAGGGATACCGATGGCTGAGACCGTCCGTGTATCTCGCGCCCTGTACCGGCAGGCACTAGACGACGCCATCGAGTACACCATCGGGCAAGGGGACGTTCGTGAAGGAGCCAGGGCAATGACATGGGATAGCAAGACAGAGGATCTTGCGTGGCTGATGAAGGGCGGCGCTACAGGCATCTTGTTCGCCCACGAGAAGTACTACGTCATCGTTGCCGGGCGTCTGGTCGGGATCTGGACGAAACGCCGCTGGGCGAAGCGAGACCTGCGTTACCGGCTGCGGCACCCATGACGGTGCAGGCCAGGGCAATGAAAGGCAACCGCCGCCGGGGCGGCCTGGGGGCCCGTTGTCACTGACTGTCACCGCGTACCGGGCGCGGGGCTCTGCGGCTATACGCCAGTAGCCTCCTGTGACTGGTGAGGCGTTTCTGTGGCTCCCCGGAGCGCTTTCCCGGGTATGCGTAGTGGCGTGACTTACGAGCCATCGTATGTACAGGTTTACTGCTATCATCAGAGGGTGACGGAAACCGGGGCGATGGCCCAGCGCATCACGATCTGCCAACTCTGCCGGAAGCGCGTCTACCGGGTGCGCAACGGCGAGTGGTACCACGACCGCAACGCCAGCGCGTTCTGCCACCCAGGCGACGGCACGCGCCGCAAGGCCCTGCCGCTGGAGATCGAGGTGGCGCGGTGACGTTCTACGTGATGGGGGACTCACGCCATCCTCAGGCGATCAGGCTGGTGGAGACCGAGACTGCGGGTCTTGAGCAGTGCGACGTGGACTGGGGCAACGCGACCACCTCTCAGCGTTGTGTGCGGGTTGGCGGCCACGGCGGCGTCCACGTTGACAGCGAAGGCCGTGAGTGGGGCTGGGTGCTCGCAGCGGAGATGTGGTAACCGGCGATGACGGCTCGCATGGCGGTGGTCACCAGCCGGGGGCAACTGGTCGGATGCTGTCTCGCTCACCATCGTGTGGTCTATCTGAGTATCTGGCAGGAGTGGACTCACACTGATGGCCGGGTCTGTGACAAGCAGAACTGAGCCGCTGGAGGCCGGGATCTACTGCCGCCTCAGCCTCGCCCGCGACGGCGACACCACCAAAGTCGACGAGCAGGAACGCATCTGCCGCGAACTGCTCCGCCAGCGCGGATGGGAACCAGTCACCGGCTGCGGCTACCCCGACCCCAACGGCGTCTACACCGACAACAGCAAATCCGCGTGGAAGAAAAACACCAAACGCCCCGCGTGGGACCAGATGCTCACCGACGTCGACGCGGGCAAGCTCGCCGCGATCGTCGTCTACCACGGCGACCGCCTCGTCCGGCAGCCGTTCGACCTCAACCACCTCATCAAGCTCGCCGACGGCCGTGGTCTCAGGATCGCCAGCCCCACCGGCGACCGCGACCTCGACAACCACGACGACCGGTTCGTCCTCCGCATCCTCACCGACGTCGCCTGCAAAGAATCCGACGACACCTCCCGGCGGATGAAGACCGGCCACGCCCGCCGGCGCCGCGCTGGCATCGTCACCACCGGCGGCCGCGGCGGCAGGCTGTTCGGATTCGCCAAGGACGGCGTCACCCACGTCCCCAAGGAGGCGGCGATCGTCCGCGAGGTGACCGCCGCGATCCTCGCCGGCGGTTCCGTCCGCCACATCGCCGCGGACCTCCGGGAGCGGGGCGTCACCACCACGGCCGGGAAGCCCATGCACCCGCTCGCCATCCGCCGCATGATCGGCTCGCCGCGCTATGCCGGGCTGATGCCCGGCGGCGTCTCAGCTGCAGCATGGGCTCCCATCGTGGAACGCGAAGACTGGGAGATGGCGACCGCGTTGCTGGACAGCCGCGGCGGGATGCTGCCGGCGGGGCACAATGCAGGCAAGTACCTGCTGTCCGGCCTGGCGGTGTGCGGGGTGTGCGGGCGCGGCCTTCAGGTGCTGCCCGCGCACACGGCGCGCTGGACGGGGAAGCCGGTTCACGTGGCGGCGCGGTACGGATGCCTGCGGGACGGCTGCCGCAAAGTGTTCCGCGACCTGGCTCTGCTCGACGGGTACGTATCGGCCCGCGTTGTGGAACGTCTGAACAACCCCGCCAGCCCGCCCGGGCGCCTGCCGTCCACGCCGGGACTGGCTGTCGAGCTCCGCGCACTGGCCGAGGAGCGCGAGCAGGTCGAGGCCGCGATTGCCGACCACACCAAGGGCCGACTCGCCGTTCTCCTCTTGCGCCTCGACTCCCTCGACACGCGGCTCGCCGATATCCGGGAGCTGGCCGGGGCCGGCGCACAGGCCCGCGTCCTCGGCCGCCATGCGGGCCTCAGCCTGGACGAGTTCGCAGGCCTCGAGCTTGGCGTTCGCCGGGCACTCGTCTCTGGGTGCTACAAAGTGGTAGTCCTGCCAGCGTCGGCCCGGGGGCCGGGGTTCCGCACGGACGACGTGACCCTGGAACCCCGGTGACCGGTACTGCCGGTCGACGGAGAACACCGGGACGGGCCCGGCCATGAGGACCGCCACACCGAGGCAGGCGATGATCAAGGCGCGGACGACATACAGGTGGGTGCGGTCCCTGTTCGGGTCGCGCGGCGGCCGTTTGCGTTTCGGCGCGGCGTGGGCGCCGGTGGCGTCGGTGCGGCCCGCGGTGTAGAACAGGCCGGCGACTTTCGCGAGCGCGTCCACAGCGGCCTGAAGCCGCGCGATCTCGGCGCGTAGCCGTCTCACCTCATGCGTGTCGACCTCAGCCATGATGTGGTTTCCCCTCCCGGCCGTCCCGCAGCGGGTGGGGCGGCGCCTTTGCCTATTGGGCCGGTGGTAATGCCGTCCGGCGTGCGTGCTCCCGTTTCGCACGACGGAGGTCGAAGATCAGGCCGCGCCGTTCCTCGTCGCTGCCGAGGGTGAGGTCGTCCCACACGGCCCGTTCGACCGGGTCGGTGTAGACCTCCGGGCCCGTGCCGTTGAGCAGGCTGATGCCCAGGACATCCTCGATCGCGCCTTCGGTGCGGTCCGGGCGCTGCTTGTTCCGTTCCCACGCGGAGACGGTCGCCCGGTTGACGTCGAGACGGTCGGCGAGTTCCTGCTGGGTCCACTTGAGCGCCTGGCGGCGCAGGCGGATGCGCTCGCCAAGGGACCTGTCAGCCATGGCCGATATCAAAACCCACAACGCATCAAACGTCAACCGGATGCAACGAACCACCGCAAAGGTTCACAAAGTGTCACCACCTCGCAACCCCTCAATGTTCAGGCAGGTAGCAGCGTTTTGTGAAATGCGACTTGCGGTGTTGCGTTGGGTTCGGTAGCGTGCTCGGCATGGCACTTCGTAAGGCGAACGGCGTTGCGATTCGCGAGTTCCGCAAGGCCCTGGGGATCTCCCCCGCTGAACTCGCGGCATCGGCCGGTGTGGACAGGTCCACGCTGTGGCGGATCGAGGTCGGGACACACCAGCCCCGGCCGCCGACGTTGTGGAAGATCGCCGAACGTCTCCAGGTGCCGCTCGGCGCGATCAGCAGCACGATCCCCGAACCCGAACCCGAGGATCGGGTGGCGTCGTGATTTGCCGCAGCCTCGACGAGGTTTACGCCGCCGCCAAAGCCGACGCCGCCGATGAGCCACCGCTCGACCAGGACACCGCCGACCTCATCGCCGCGATCCTCGCACCCACCCGCACCAAGGACGGGGACGCAGCCGCATGAACCACTTACCCGGCCCCCGGGGGGGAGCGGCCACACCAGCCTGACAACAGAACGGGCCGCCGTCCACCAACGGCAGCCCGTCCCCGGTCCCGCCCGGTGAGAACCCGAGCGGGAAGCCCGGGACAGGACCAGCACCAATCATAGGAGAACCCGAGCGAAATGAGCAGCAACAGCATCACCGTCAACATCTACATGCGTGACGGCGCACCCGGGCCGCAGGTCCGCGACGCCACCGGAGGCGGCGCCCCGCTCGTCGTTGTCGAGTTCGGCGATTTCCCCTCCACCGCGTCCATCAGCGTCTCCTCCGTGGAGCAGGTGGACAGGCTGACGGCCGCGCTCGCTGTGGCGAGGGAACTGCTGACCGGCGGCGCGTCATGACCGCCCGCCTCGGCTACGTGGTCGCGGAAGTCAACCAGGCCAGTCACCAGGCTGAGCGGCTGACAACTGACGACCTCCACTGGGACCAGGAATGGGCCGAAGAAGTGGCCCGGATGTACCGCGACGACGCCCGCGAACGGGGCCGCCGTGAGCGGTACATCGTGTGCGAGGTCGTCCCGGTAGAGGACGCGTCATGATCCCCGTCCCAGGGCATCCCATCCATGCGATCGCCCTCCTGCCCGGCGACGACATCCACCTCGCACCCCACGACATCGAAGGCATCGACTGGGAGGGCCACCACTGGCGGGAGCACGTCGAATGCGCTGAGGCCGACGTCCAGGTCGACCGGGTCCGCCGCGAAGGCCCGGACAAGGCGTCGGTGTACTGGCACCAGGGGCCGTCGGTGACTGGGGTGACGGTGTATGGGCCGACGAGCCTCATCCCCCTCCTGCGGCGGGTGGCGTGATGACCCTCAACGCCGCTGGCGACCTGCGCCGCGAGGTCGGGAAGGGGCAGGCGACAGCGACCTGCTTGCACCGCAAGTACGGCGGCCAGTGCGACTTCATCGTCCGAAACGTCTGGCCCGCACAGGCGGGACGGCGAGCGCGAGCACACACCCGCGAGACCGGCCACATAACCCAGGTCAGGTACGAGCACATCACTGAGTACCTTCCCGGGACGACAGCATGAGCGGCGTCTACACGGTGGAGGCTTTCCGCCGCGCCGCCCCCCCAGAGACCCCCACCCGGCCCGCGCCCACCACATGGAACGGCCGCACCCTCGACCCCCACGAGCAGGCCATCGTCGCTGAGGGGCTGGCGCAGGAACTGGAACACGGCCACCAGCTCATCGCCGGGTGCCAGTCATGAGGCGCACGAACGTACGCGGCCATGCCCTCCGCAGCGAGGGCAAGTCCTATGGCCCGAGCCGTGACGACCCGTCGCAGTTTGAGCGCTGGCGCGGCCACATCGGCTACGGCCTGTGCGAGTGCGGCGCCCACTCCGACTGCGAGTGGAGCAACGCCGCCCGCCAGCGCTGGCACGCCACCCACAAGGCAGAAGTGAAGGCCACGTCGTGAGGCCCGCGACGGTGGTCATGCGTGACCCGCTGCTCCCGCACCAGATCTACGTTGGCAAACGGTGGCACCCCATCCGTGGCACCTACTGGCTGTACGTCAGCTGCAACTGCTTGCACGTCGCCGGGGACGTGTACGACCCGCTGGACACCCGCGAACTGTACGAACCCGGCGAGGCCCGCGCGATCTGGCGCGCTCACATGGCGGAGGTAGCGGCGTGAACTCCCGGCGGATGCGGTTCACACCCGAACCGCTCTACACCCCAGCCGAAGTCGCCGCCCTGTTCGGCGTGCAACCGCAGACGGTCAACCGGTGGGTGCGCAGCCGCCGCATCCCCCCCGCCGCTGTTGTCCGCACCCCCGCCGGCACCCGCCGCTACCGCGCCAGCGCCATCGACCAGCTCCGGAACGGGGGCAGCGATGGGTGACGGGATCGGCGTCAAGTGGGTCGCTGGCCGCCGCATCCACATCAAGGCCACACGCGGCGCCGTGACCACCGAGGCGACGCTCACCGAAGCCGAAGCCGGCCAGCTCCTCCGCAAGCTGGACAAGGTGCTCCGGGGGACGCGGGGACCTGACGCTGGGCCCGCGCCGTGAACGCCGCCCTGACGTGGCTCGCCACGAAACCTGCGTGGGCGCTCCAGGTGGCGTGGTGGGCGCTCCTGGCCGGTGCCACCGCGTTCGTGTTCATCCGCATCGGCGAGATCCTCCGCGACGAAGACATGCCCCTCACACCCGTGCCTGTCCGTGGCCCCACACGGGTGACGGCGCCGGAACGGGCCGTCCCGATGACCCTCGACCTCGGCCTTTACGGCCCCAACCTCGACGCCCTGGAGGCGAGTTCATGAGCACCGACGACAAGCCCGCCCAGTTCCACGCGGGGGACCGCATTGAACACAAACTCATGCCCGGTTTCACGATGACCGTCCAGCAGTTGCGGCCATGTGAGACGGATGGCGCCCGGCCTGAGCCGCATTGGGCGTACAGGATCACCGACCCGGAAGGCAACGACGACTGGCTGTGCGCCTACGACGTGCGGGCCGCGGAAGAAGGACTCACCTCATGAGCACCGACGAAACGGTCACCGAGAACCTGGCCGCCGTCCGCGACGGCCACACCGGCGAACTCGCCGTCATCCCCCCCGAAGCCGATGACGCGTGGCTCGCCATGCTCCGCGACGACGGGCAGCCCCTCCCCGACATCGGCCTCGGCCTCGCGTCTTACCCCGACCAGGTCGTCGCCGCCCTCCACGGCGACCCGCGTGTGTTCGACCTCGACCCCCTCAACCAGGCGTGCATCGCCTCCGCGTCCCGCGCATTCGGGCTGTTCGCCCGCGCGATTGTCAACAACCACGATCCGGCGGCCACAGCCAAACGGGCCGCGGTGCTCCTCATGGCCGGCGCCGAGGAGGTCGGCACCCCGATGCGCTGCCCCTGCACCGGCTGCACCCGCGAAACCACCATCACCGACAGCGAGCCCCCCGGGTGGAAACTGTCCCGCGCCCACAGCGGGCCATGCGACCAGATCCACATGCCGCTCCAGATCGGCGGCCCCATCCAGTGGGACGTCGCCGGGCGGCAAGACATCATGTGCCCGCCGTGCTGGAAGGCGCAGCCGAAACATGTGGTCAAGCCGACGGCGCCGGTGAAGGCGAAGGCGGCGGCGAACGGGACACGGCGGCGGCGGCCCAGCACGGCACGCAGCAAGGCCGTCAACGGCACATCCCCGGCACCCCCGGACGCCGCGTGATGGCCACCCGGATGCTCTGCTCAGGGACCGGCGGCCCACCCAGCCCATACCGGTTGCCGGTGACGTGCCCCGTGTGCCTGCGCCGGTGGGACGACCTGCCGCTGTCAACGGCGATCGTGCCGCGGCACTTCATCCAGGCCAAGCCATGACCCGCGACGAGGCCGCCGCCTACGGGCGGAGCGTCTGGTCGGAGATCCGCGCCAGCCGTATCGAGGACTACCTGTGGATCGGCGGCGACCGGATGAGCGCCAGCCAGGCGGCGCGGCGCATCGGTGTGTCGCAGCGGACGGTCGTCCGGTACCGGGCGACGCTCCGCGCCCAGCGGGAGCAGGTGGCCGCGTGAACGTCCCGGCGGCGGTGAGTAGACAGCAGGCCAACACTCCCCCTGGATGGCCTGTCCCGCCGCCGGGACCCAAAGGCTGGCTCCGGCGCGCCATCTTCGGCCGCCAGGACCACATGTGCCAATGCGGCCACCCGCGCCTCGTCCACGTCCACCTCCGCTACGCCGAATGCCTGCGCTGCGGCTGCACCGCATTCATCCGAGGAAGGCAGCCATGACCTACCACTGGCGGCTAGCGACAGCCAGCCCCGACGACACACCCGAGTACGCGTGCATCTGCGGCCCGATGCAGAGCGACCCGGAGGCGATCGACGAGCGGCCTGACTGCCCAGCCCACGGCGTGAACAGGCCCTACGACCCCACGGTGTCAGACATCGGGGAGGTGCCGTTCTGATGGTGACCACCGTCGCGTTCGAGGCCGGCGTCTACGACATGCCTGAAGACGTCTACCACGCCGACCCGGTACCCGGCGGGTCGCTGTCATCCAGCGGGGCGCGCAAACTCCTGCCGCCGTCCTGCCCGGCACGGTTCCGGTACGAGCAGGACCACCCCGTGCATAAAGACGTGTTCGACTTCGGCACCGCCGCGCACAAGCTCGTCCTCGGCACGGGGAAGCCGCTCGCCGTCCTCGACGCCGAGGACTGGCGCAGCAAGGCCGCGCGGGAATGGCGCGAAGGTGTGCGCGCCGAGGGAAGCGTTCCGCTGCTGACCGCCGAGCACCAGCAGGTGCAGGACATGGCCGCTGCGATCCGGGCGCACCCCCTCGCGTCGGCGCTGCTGTGCCGCGGCGACGTGGCGACCGAGCAGTCGTACTTCTGGCCCGACCCGGAGTACGGCATCTGGCGGCGTGCCCGGCTCGACTCGTTCCGTCAGGGCGGCGGTAGCGGCCGCCTCATCATCACCGACTACAAGACCACCGCCAGCGCTGACCCCGCCAGCTTCGCCAAGTCGGTCGCGAACTTCGGCTACCACCAGCAGGCGATGTGGTACCTCGAAGCCGTTAAGGCGTGCCTTGACGCCTTCAACCCAGCCTTCCTGTTCGTCGCGCAGGAGAAGGCCGCGCCCTACCTGGTGACCGTCTGCGAGCTCGACTCGGCCGCGCTGAGGGCTGGCGCCGAGCTCAACCGGCGGGCGATGGAGGTCTACCGGGACTGCACCGAGGCCGACGCGTGGCCCGGCTACCAGCCAGACAACGACATCGCGCTCATCACACTGCCCGCCTGGGCGCGGCCACGAGAGGAATACGCATGACCGCAGTAGATTCCATCCGCCCCACCCATCCCGCACCGTCCCGGCTCGGGCAGGCCACCGCCGTCGAACAGTCCCGCGCCGTCGCCGAAGTCGAAGCCGCGATCGTCGTCGCCATGCGCCACCCGCGCAACGTCCCCGCCGCCATCGAGGCCATGCGGGAGACGTGCCGACGCAAGGAACTCGCCGACCGGGCGTTCTTCCGCTACAGCCGCGGCGGCTCGCCCGTCACCGGCGCCACCGTCCACCTCGCCCGCGAGCTCGCCCGCGTCTGGGGCAACATCCAGTACGGGCTGTCCGAGCTGCGCCGCGACGACGACTACGGCCAGTCCGAGATGCTCGCCTACGCGTGGGACGTCCAGACCAACGCCCGCTGCTCGTCGGTGATCATCAACCCGCACAAGGGCTACACCGGCGGTCGGGAGCTGACCGAGCTGCGGGACATCTACGAGAACAACGCCAACGTCGGCGCACGCCGCGTCCGCGAGGCGATCTTCGCCGTGCTGCCCGCCTGGTTCACCGAGGAAGCCAAGGACATCTGCGCGAAGACGATCGCCGACGGGGGCGGCGTGCCGCTGCCGCAGCGCATCGCCAACGCGATTGGCGTGTTCGGGAACCTCGGCATCACCGTCCCGCAGCTTGAGGCCAAGGTCGGTACCCCGTCGGCGAAGTGGACCGACCAGGACGTGGCGCACCTGCGGGTCATCCGGCAGTCGCTGCTGCGGGGTGAGATCAGCAAGGACGACGAGTTCCCCGCAGCGGCTGACCGCGTGACCGCGGACGAGATCACCGGCAACGGCCAGCAGCCAGCGCCGGAGTCCCGCCAGCGCCCGCAGCGTGCCGGGAAAGCCGCCGTCGGGAAGCTCACTGGCCTCCTGCAGGCGCTCGAGCTCGGCACCGACGAGGACATCGCCGCGCTCCTCGAATGGCAGTGCGGCGAGCCGTATGCGGGCACCCGCTCACAGGTGCAGCTCGTCACCTCCTACCTCGAGGACCACCTGGCCGCCTGCCAGGGCGACACCGCGGAGGCCGCATCGGCGATCTGGGCGCAGTACCGGGCCGTCACCGAGCAGGACGCAGCCGAGACGGGGGACGGCGATGGCTGAGCCTGCCCAGGTGCTGTCGTCAGCCTGCCGGGACCGCATGTGCGACGCCTGCACTGGCTACTCCGACGGCCACGCCACCTACCGCTGCACACACCGCTGCCACCCGGAGGACGGCGATGGCTGACCCCTAGACGCTGGCCCGGGCGTCTCTGACGCATCCTGCTCGGCGTCCCGGGCCAGCCACCACATGACCCGGTCCCGCCTGGGAAGTCAGGGACCGGGTCACCACCCCACCTATCCGCCAGCCGAGGAGACGGGACAACGTGAGTGCCTTGGGTCCGGTTCGATGACCAGTACCCGCTCCACTACAAGGTGGCCGGGCTGAGCGACAAGACGTACCGCCTCGCCACCGAGGCGATCTTCTGGTGCGCCCGCAATCTCACTGATGGACACATTTCTGCGCAAAACCTGCACCAGATCCGTCCCGCACTACGCTCCCCAGCAAGTCACGCGGCGGTACTGGTTTCGCAGCGCCTCTGGCACCCAGCGGGCGAAGGCTGCGACGCGGAGAAGTGCCCCGCGCCGGTCGCCGGTGACGGCTGGGTCATCCATGACTACTGGCAATACCAGCCAACCAAGACCCAGGTCGTCAAGGAACGCGAGGCCGCAGCGAGACGGCAGGCGAAGTTCAGAGCCGCCCATAACGCTGTTAGTAACGCCGTTACTACACCCGTGACTGATGGCGTTACACCCCCCGTGACTAACGCTTCCCCGACCCGTCCTTATATAGGTACAGGTCCGTTCCAAGGTGACCCCCCCGCGCGCGCGCGCGCGAGACCCACCCCAAATCCCAGCGGGCAAGTCAACCCCGGCGAGGGTGCCGCAGCACGCCACCCATCCGCCAGACCACTCGCTGCCGCACTTGAAGACGCAGGCGTCAACGGCAAGCCAGCGAGCGACGAGACCGTCAACGCAATCGTCGCCAGCATCCGCCACGCCATCACCCCGCCGCCCAAGGACCCGCCATGACTGACGACGCGCGGTGCCCAATCTGCGTCTACCAGGCCAGCCCCAGCGGCTGGCGGCTCCGCCTCATCCACCCCCGATGCCCCCAACACGGCGGCCACCCCCACTGGAAAGTGACCACATGACCCTCCGCACCGGCATCCCCTGCGCCGCCGCCTACCTGGCGACCATCGTCGGCGCGAACTGGGCCGTCCACCGCTTCGGCGTCGTCCCTGTCGGCTTCGGCTACCTCGCCCCCGCCGGCGTGTACTTCGTCTCTGCCGCGCTGGTGCTCCGGGACGCCGTCCAGTACACCCTCGGCAAGATCATCACCCTCGCTGTCATGGCCGCTGGCGTCGCGCTCTCAGCGCTCGTCGCCGGACCGCAGCTCGCCCTAGCATCCGGCGCAGCGTTCGCCGTCTCCGAAACCCTCGACTTCGCCCTGTTCACCTGGATAGCGCCCCGCTGGGCCCTCGCCGTCGCCGTGGGCGGCTTCGTGGGCCTCGTCGCCGACTCGATCGTGTTCCTGACGCTGGCGTTCGGGTCCCTGGAGTTCCTGCCTGGGCAGATCCTCGGCAAGTCCTACGGCGTGATCGTGGCGTCGCTGGTGATCGCATGGCGCAGACGCAGGAGGGTGGCGACCGCGTGACTGACTTGATCACATTCCTGCTCGCCCGGCTAGACGAGGACGAGGACGCGGCACATATGGCAGAAGCCGTACGCGCCATCCTGACTGAATACGCGCCAGTCGCCCGCAACGATGACGGCTCCCATGAGCCTGAGTACGCCTATGGATGGGCCGATGCCCTGGGGATGGCTGTGCGCGCCCTCGCCGCCTCCTACCGGGACCACCCGGACTACGACCCGGCGTGGGACCCAGCGTGATGAAGTTCTACCTCGGCACCCACGAAACCAGCTGGCTCGCCCGGGTGGACTTCCCGCTGTTCGTCTCCCACATGCGCCTCCGCCAGCGCAAGACGCTGCCCCGCGCCCGCCACCCGTGGGCGCTCGACTCCGGCGGGTTCACCCAGCTCGCCCAGCACGGCAGCTGGACATTCACCCCCCGCCAGTACGTGACCGCGGTCCGCCGCTACGCAGACGAGATCGGCAGCCTGGAGTTCGCCGCACCGATGGACTGGATGTGTGAGCCGTTCATGACCGCCCGCACCGGCCTACCCGTCCACGAACATCAGCGCCGCACCACCGCGAACTACCTGGAACTGCGCCACATCGCCGGCGACCTGCCGTGGATCCCCGTCCTCCAAGGCTGGGAACCCGGCGACTACCTCCGCCACGCCCACGGCTACCTCCGCCACGGCATCGACCTCGCTGGCCTCCCACGTGTCGGCATCGGCTCCGTGTGCCGACGGCAGGACACCGCGCTAGGAGACTGGATCATCCGCTCCCTGGCACCCATCCGGCTCCACGGCTTCGGCATCAAAACCGGTGGCCTGCTCCGCTCCGGCCACCGGCTCACCTCCGCCGACTCGATGGCCTGGTCCTACAACGCCCGAAGGCACCCACCGCTAGACGGCTGCACCCACGGCAGCTGCGCCAACTGCCCACTGTGGGCAGCCCGCTGGCGCAGGAAAGTCCTGGCCAAATTCGCCGCCACCGAGGCAGCGGGACGGCAAGGCGACCTGTTCGACCCCGACGAGGCGTGGGCGTCATGATCAAGTCGCATCACGTCATCCACTGCGACTACCACGCCGGCTGCCCCGAAACCGTCAGCGGCGACGGGGGGTCTCTGGACACCATCGCCCGCGCACGCACAGCCGGGTGGGTGTGTTTCATGGGCGAGCATTACTGCCCACATCACAACGCAGGTCCACTCTGCGATCAGTGCGGCCTGCTCACGTGCGTCTGCATCCCGGAGCCCCAGCCGTGAGGTGGCGGTGTATCTGCATCACCCCGGTCGACCCGGCCCACCCGGTCAAACGCATCACCCACTGGCGCTGCCCCCAGCACACCAACGACACCGGCCACTGGAAGGTGACCACATGACCATCCCCGACGAGATCATCCTCGCTGGCCTCACCGCAGGCACCAGCTACCTGGCGGAGGCCGGTGAGGCGTGGGACGCGGGGGAACTTACCCGGGTCACCCTCGAGGCCGCCGCGCCGCACATCGCCGCCGCCGAACGCGAGCGCATCCGCCACGCCATCTCGGCCCTCGCCGACGAGATCGACCGCACGATCGTCGGCGGACTCACCGCCGACGATCGCCTCGTCGCCACCGAAACCCTGCGCGAACTCGCCAGCGAGGGCCGCCTGCAACAACTCACCGAAGGGACCACCACATGACCCTCCGCATGCTCGACTCGATCACCCCCGCCAACCTCCCGGTCGGCGCCGACGCATACCTCACCTACGTCGACGGCAAATGGCCCACCCACAGCGCCGTCAAAACCCGCTTCCCCCACGCCCACATCCTCTCCCTCGCCGTCTTCACCGCCGACAACGCCGACGGCTGCGACGTCGAACCCGGCGACTTCCTGCCATGGCAGGTCGGCCCGTGGGTGAAACGGCAACTCGCCCGCGGCGCCTGGCGCCCAGTGGTGTACGCGTCCGCATCGCTGATGCCCGTCGTACTCGCGGACCTGCTCGTCGCCGGCCTGCACCGCCCGCAGGTGCGGCTCCTGTCCGCCCACTACGGCGCGGGCAAGCACATCTGCGGCCCCGCGACCTGCGCGTACCGCGGGGTCCCACCGTGCGACGGCACCCAGTGGACCGACGCGGCACTTGGCACCGGCGATAACAAGATCGACGAGTCTGTCCTGCTGCCCGGGTTCTTCACCCCACCACCGCCGCCACCACCGCCCGTGGGCCCATACCGGCATCTGACGAAAGCGGGGGACACCCTCGACCACATCGCGCCGCAGCGGGCCACCACGGCCCGGCATCTGCTCACGGTGTCGGCTGGCGCGTACACGGACGCGGACCTGATCATGCTCGCCGGGGCGAAACTCCCCGCTGGCCTGCCGTACTACACGACGAACCCATGACCGGCATCCCCAAAGCCGCCATCGACGCGACAGTCCTGACCGCTACAGATCGGGAAACGGTAGCGCTGCTTGGGCACGCACTAGCGACCGTCAGCGATGTTGCCCAGGCACTCGGCATTCGGCCTACGGCTGCCTACCAGCGACTGGAACGGCTGCGCTCCCAGGGAATCGTTATCCGCCACGACCGGCCCGGAACAAGGGCCAACCTGTACGAGCTGCATGATCCCACCGGGCGTGCGGTGAGACTCACCGAGGCGATAACACCGGAGCTGCCCCCACTGGAAGCAAGGCAATTCGCGGCTACCGTGCTAGGTGCGCACCGCTGCGTCGCGTGCGGCAACCAGCACGCCGCCTGCTGCGGCCAATGCCCACACTGGCGACCATTGCCAGGCGAAGGGCGACGTGCATGACCGAGATCCCGCGAGCCCAAGCCGAGCGCATCGTCTCGGCGATCTTCGCCTGCCGCGCTGAGGACTGCCCGCAGCCGTTCGCGCTCTACCGCCACCAGGACGTCACCGGCGTCTCCGGTACCGGCACCGTCGCCCACGGCGTCCAGTTCGCTGACGGCCAGGTCGTCATCCGCTGGCTCGGCACCTCGCCGTCAACGGTCGTCTGGAACTCGCTGGGCGACGCGATGAGGGTCCACGGCCACGACGGCAAGACGCATGTGGTGTGGCTGGCGGCCGAGTTCAGCGAGATGGCGAAGGCCGAGGAGGGAGCGGCCGCCGCCGAACGCGAACGCATCCGCCAGCTCGCCACGTCGGTCGCTGCCGAGTACGCGGACATCGACCCGTGCAAGTGCGGCCGGATCCACTGCCGGGGAGTCATCAAAGACGCTCATGCCCCGTTCGCCGACCTGCTCACCGACCCCGAAGGGACCACCACATGACCCTCCGCATGCTCGACTCGATCACCCCCGCCAACCTCCCCACCGGCGCAGACGCCTACCTCGGCTACGTCGATGGCCGCTATGCCAACTACGCCGAAGTCAAAGCCCAGCACCCCAAAGCCCACATCCTGTCAATCGCCGTCTTCCCCCAGCACGACGCCGACGCGTGCGACTGCGAGACCGGCGACCTCAACCCAGACCAGGTCCCCGCGTGGGTGCGGCGGCAGCTCACCCGCGGCGGCTGGCGCCCGGTGGTGTATGCGTCGGCGTCGGTGATGCCCGGTGTCCTCGCCCACTTGCACGCCGCCGGTATCGCCCGCGGCCAGGTCCGCACCTGGTCCGCGCACTACGGCGCCGGGAAGCACATCTGCGGCCCGAAGTCCTGCGGCTACCCGGGCGTCCCTGACTGCGACGGCACCCAATGGACCGACAACGCCAAAGGCACCGGCACCAGCAAGATCGACGAGTCCATCCTGCTGCCGGGGTTCTTCACCCCACCGAAACCACCGTCCGCCGGCCCCTACCGGCACCTGACTAAGGGCGGCGAGACGTGGGATGGCATCGCCGCCGCCAGGAACAGCACGTTCGAGCACATCGCCAAGGTGTCCGCTGGGGCGTACACCCCGGCTGATCTGGCGCTGCTGGGGCAAGCGCGGCTCGACGCCGACGTCCCCTACTACACGACGAACCCATGACCGCTGCACTGGACCCGTTCAGGCGCCGCCAAGTCCCCGACGTCGCAGGACGATTCCGGCGGGAACGCCAGCAGTACCAGCGCCAAGCCGACCGGATGTGGCTCGGTACCCTCGTCACCTTCAGCGACCACGAGCTACGGCTCCTAGACGACCTGGGCGTCCTGTCCCAGCACGACCGGGATCTGCTCCGCCAGGCTGGCCGCACCCCCCTGGAGGTCCTGTGAGCCTTGTGGCTGACGCGTGCCACGAGCTCGCCCAGCTCACCCCCCACCTCATCCCCGCGCTCACCCGCGACAACACCGGCGCCACCCTCGTCACCCGGTGGGAATCATCGCTGTCCCTCGTCAACACCGACGTCCTCTCCGCCATGATCACCCTGCGGTACCAGATCCCCGCCGTCACCATGCGCTCCGCCCAGCTCATCCACGAACCGTGGCAGCCACGCACCCACACCGCCTGCCTCATCGCCCTCCCCAGGCTCGACGAACGGATCCGCAACCTCGGCCTCGCCGTCGACCACCGGCACCTGGAGACGATCACCGCCGGGTGGGTGCGGCTCACCAAACGCGCGTTGGGCCTGCGTAAACCAGACATCCCCCTCGGCGAACAGTGCCCCCGCTGCGACGGCACGTTCGCCGGCGACCTGTTCGTCGCCGGGGCTGAGGGCTACCTGCGGGAGGGCCGCGACGGGATCACCATCGACTGGCACCACGACCCCAGGGTCTATTGCCCGGTGTGTGGTGAGTGGTGGCCGCAGCGGGAATGGGAGTTCCTCCTGTCCCTCATCAACCAGCGGCATGGCCAGGTGACCGCATGAATGTCCTGGTCAGCGATAGGATGGACTACGTAAAGCCCCCGCACCTGCTCACACAGGCCGGGGGTGTGGCCACACCGGTTGGACGGTGCGACATGAGCGATTCTAAGCCTGACAAGGTTCCCGCTGAGCGCCGCGTCATGAGCGATGCGGAACGCCTCGCCCGGCGCCGTGAGTCCAGACGCCGCTGGCGGGAGAACAATCCGGAGAAGAATCGCGCATCGAAAGTTCGGTCCAGGCAGTCATATGGGCGTGCCAGGGCCATCAAAGACACACAGCGCTGGCGTGCGGCCAAGGTCTATCCCGACTTCAACACGATGTGGGAGGCGCAAGACGGCCGCTGCTACCTGTGCCGCAAGCCGCTGAAACCAGGCCGCGGAACGCAGATGGACCATGATCATTCTTGCTGCCCGTCGGGGATCTCATGCCGCATCTGCCGCCGTGGTCTCGCGTGCGGGGGCTGCAACACAATCCTTAGCCGGGTGAATGACGACCCGGACCTGCTGCACCTGATCGCCGACAACTTCGCGCCCGTGCTGCTCGCCACGCGCGCCCGTATCGCTGCCGAACGACGCGTTCAAGATGGGCTCTTCTGACATCGTTTGCCTGTCCGTCAAGCCGCATCAGCCCCGCTGGGTGCGGTTCGCAGGAGAGACAAACCCCAACGGAAGGATCACCCTCCATGCACCGCATTCGCACCTGGGTCGCCCTCGCGGCGTCCCTCGCCACGGCGGCCCTCACGGCGCTCGCACTCGCCGCACCCGCAGGCGCGACCATCTCCCCGACGATCACCCCGACGTCGTGCAACACGGCGTTCCCCACCACCCCACCGTCCGACTGCCTCGCCGGCGTCTACCTCGCACCGAACGCGAACCGCACCGCCAACGGCGACCACATGACCGGCGTCAAAGACCAGTTCGTCCTCACCTCGGCGCTGCAGGCCCGTTCCGGTGGGGTAGCGGTCAACGCACCCGGTGTCGCCCTCTGCCAGTTCAGGTCCCTCGGGGTGCCCGGGTTCAAGGCCGTGCTCTACGCCCAGTGGAACCAGGGCGAAGGCGCGTACGACATCTTCGAGGGACACGCCGCGTCAGCGCAGTGCCTGAAGGGGTTCACCGACGTCCCCGTCACCAAGATCGACCAGGTCGCGCCCGGGCATGTGCTGTTCCTGGCGATCACCCAGAACCACTCCACCCACCACATCCTGTTCACCGACTCCGATGAGACGACCCTCACTGGGGCGGCGACGTCGTTCTTCGGGTTCCACGCGTGGTTCAACCGCGCCGGTATCGGCGATGAGGGCACCGTGAACCTGCTGACCACACCGGCGAACAACCTGCTGTTCACCCCCACCCACGCCCGCGTCCGTGACCTGGTCGGGTGGACGAACATCAACCGTCCCACCCTCACCCGCCTGATCCTGAACCGGGTCATCGGCACCACCGACGGCACCCTCTCGGGTGGGGTGCTGCTGACACCGGGGAGCATCGGCTCGAGCAGTTTCCCGGTGCTTGAGGGGCAGCTGGGGATCTGACCCTGTGAACGTGCCCGGGGCCGGCACCGTGTCCCCCGACTCCCACCCGGCCCCGGGCACACCCACCGAAGGACACGCCCACCATGCACGTCATCTCGCGCAGCACACCCCGCCTGTGCCATGATGCACACACGCACCTTTTGCGTGCCCACACTCAGGCAGCAAGGTGCCGTTTCATGCCGGAAGGCACCCCCGTGACCTGGCGATGCTGGCGACACCGAAACCACCTGGTGCAGATCCCAGGTGGCTGGCGGTGCAACCACCTGCGCTGCCTAATCATGCTGTGGAGCTGGAAGGCAGCCCCGTGACCTGGTTCCAGATGCCCGCCATGCTGGCCGACATCCAGCGCACCACCCACCGACTTGAAGCGAAGGTGACCGCCTTGTCTGAGCAGAGCGCCGAAATCCAGCAGGACGTCACCGACATCGAGGCCGCCGTAGCCAAGATCAACGATGGCGTGGCACGTGCCACCGCCCTCATCCAGCAACTAGAAGCCGGCCAGGGCCAGCCCATCGACCCGGCCGTCCTCGCCTCGCTGAAGCAGGCCGTCGCTGATGTCAGCAGCGCCGCCGCACCCGTCGCCGGTCTCGCGCCCTGACCCCATGCCAGCCGCCCGCTGCGGCAAACCGATGGCCGCGTTCATGTACCAAACCGGCCGCACCTGCGGCCGCCCCAACGGACACCCAGGCCCATGCCGCAGCACCCGCTCCCTCCAGCAACGCCAAGACACCCACCGCATCCGCCGCCGCCAGGCCAACCCATGAGGTCCTGCGGGTGTGACATCGACATCGGCGTCTTCGGTCACATCATCTGCTGGTCCCAGCCGTTCCCCTACGGCAAGCACTTCACCTGCCGCTGCACCACCTGTCCCTGCACCATCTGCCACAAGCCGGGTCAGGTGTGGACAGCGACCCCTACCGCGGCGACAGTGACAGTGAGCGTGTGACCATGGGACTGCGCATCAAAGTCTGGGACGATCCCAGCCAGCCAGATGACACCTACATCCTGGACCAGCTCATGGTCCTGACCAGCATGTCCCTCGACCAGCTCCGCACGGTGATCCAGCAAGTCAACGCCATGTGCCACCAGCGGGACCGGTGACCATGGCCCTCACCCCCGACGACGTGCCCGCGTGGCTCCGCGATATCAAACCCGGCGACCCCATTGAACTCACCATCCGCGGCGTCCTCACCGAGAAGATCCTCAGCGCCGACGGGGAACACGTCCTCATGTCCATCCGCTACGGAAACCCGCAGGAACGCGCCTCGCAGTTCGATGGCCCTGACCCCGTCCTAGCCGCGTGGCCCCCACCCGATGGCCTCACCCTCCGCGGATTCATTCTGACCCCAACGGACGGCTGACCATGGCACGGTGGAAGGGCACCACCACCCAGCGCGGCATGGGCAGCGGACACCAGCGCCTGCGTCAGCAACGGCTAGCCGTGTACCGGCCGGGTGACATATGCACCCACGGCGGCGAACCCATGTTCTACCCGCCGCCCGTCCGGGTTAACGGGCGGCTTGTCTCCCCGTTCCTCGACCTGCCGCACACGGCGGACCGCAGCGGCTACCTGCCCGGCCTCTCATGCGCACACCACAACCGCAGCGAAGGCGTGACCAGGCGCAACCGCATGCGTGGCGTGGCCAGCACATGGCGCACAGCACGTAGATGGTGACCACCCAGTACGGAGGGTGGACATGGATGGTGGACAGGATGGGTGCATGGTTGATGGTGACCATGCACACGGAGGGTGACCATCATAGGGACTGCCTACCACCCCACCACCACCCCACCATCCGGCCCTCCTACCACCCCACCACCCACTGATCGACCATCCAGGGTCCTGACCTGCGACGATGACCACCCTTCGAATCGGCGATGAACTTCGGACCATCTCGTATGACCCCACAGCCAACGTTCATACACGCAGAGTTACCGCTCACGTGATCAGGAGGGTTCGTGGCTGACAGTGACGCCCTGCGGCAGCGGCGCCGGAAGGCGCACATGCAGGGTGATCATGCGCTGTGCCGCCGCTGTTCTGCGGTGAAGGGGGCGCCCATGTCCCCGGTTCCCGATCTTCCGGTGGGTGCGGGTGAGGTGACGGATGCGCCGTCGGAGCTGCGGCAGCTGGCGTGGCGGATGGCTGAGGCGCACCGGGCTGACCCGGCGAACGCGATCCTGGCGCGGGAGTTGCGGCTGACGCTGCAGGCGCTGATCCCTGCGGGCAAGGTGGAGCTGGATGCCGATCTCACGGGACTCTTCGGCTCCTTGCAAGCCTAGGTTCGCGACGCCTGCGACGGGCAGGCCGCATCTCGCGGAGGGCATCGGGCAGACGGCGGCGCTGCTGGGGTTTGACCTGATGCCGTGGCAGCACGGCACGAACTCGGTCGCGACGGAACTGGGCCCGGATGGCCGGTTTGTGTACCGGCAGGTGGTGCTGGAGGTGATGCGGCAGCAGGGGAAGACGGTGGACCTGCTGGCGATGATGCTGGCGCGGGGGCTGCGCCGGCCGGGGACGCAGATCGCTTATACGGCGCAGACGCGGCTGGATGCGCGGCACCGGCTGCTGGATGTGTGGTGGCCGCTCATTGAGCGGAGCAAGCTGCGGCGGTTCATTGAGCCGCGTAAGGGGTCGGGGTCTGAGGCGTACCTGTTCTCGAACGGGTCGATGCTGAGCCTGGTGTCGGGGACGCAGACGTCTGGCCACGGTGACAGCCTCGATCTGGGTGTGATCGACGAGGCGTGGGCGCAGCGTGATGACCACATTGAGCAGGCGATGCGCCCGGCGATGATGACCCGTGACGCGCAGTTGTGGATTGTGTCGGCGGCGGGTGATGAGACGTCGGAGTATTTCCGGGGGAAGGTGGAGGACGGCCGGGCGCGTGCTGAGATGGGCGTGACGGAGAACGGCTGTTACATCGGCTATTCGGCGGCTGATGATGCGGATCCTGCGGATCCGGCGGTGTGGCGGGGGTGTATGCCTGCGCTGGGTGCCACGGTGAGTGAGGAGACCGTGATGGCCGACTTCGAGCTGATGGACCTGGCGGAGTTCCGCCGCGCCTACCTGTGCCAGTGGCCGGAGGTCGCGAAGCCGGGCTGGGACGTGATCGGGCAGGATGAGTGGGCTTCGGCTGCTAATCCCCAGGCGCGGCTGTGAACGGCGAGGTTGCGTTCAGTGTGGAGATCAGCGATGACTGCACCTGCCATCCGGGGAAGGCGCGGCGGCATTGCGCGATCGTTGCTGCTGGGCGGGGTGCTTCGGGCCGGATCGTGGCGGACCTGGTGTGGTATGAGCATCCGCGCGGGGCGGTTGCCCGGATGACTGAGTTGAGCGAGAAGCATGATCCGCTGGCTGTGGTGATTACTGAGAAGTCGCAGTCGGCGACGTTGCTGAAGCCTCTCGCTGACGCGGGGGTGTGGGTGACGCCGGTGATGCAGCCGGATACCGCTGTTGCCCACGGCGAGTTCCTGGACCTGGTGGCCGAGGGCGGGCTGGAGCATCTTGACCAGCCGCCGCTTACGGCTGCGGTGCGGGCGGCGCAGCAGAAGCCGCTGTCTGGTGCGCAGACGTGGGAACGGAAAGTCGCTGTTGATCAGGCGCCGTTGCGGGCGGCGACGCTGGCGGTGTGGGCGTTCCGTGGCTGGGAGCTGAACTCGCAGCCGGGTACCTGGGCGGTCTGAGGTGGATCAGTCGCCGTTGATGGCGGCGACGTGGGCGTGCTGGGGGTTCCGCCGGTGGGAGGAACTCGCCCAGCCCGGCGCCTGGGTCATGTAGGTGCCGGGACCTTCGGAGTGTAGGCGTTCCGTCCGCTGGCATCGGCTCGGCATTACCCGGTCAGCCCCCAACCCACGGTCTTCGCGCCGGAGTCTTCCCCGCGCCGAGTCCCGGCACCTATCCCAATCTTAGGAGGTCACCGTGCGGTTGTCGGTCGTGCTGCTGCTGGTGTCGCTGGCTGGTGTGCTGGGCGGCGCGGCGCTGATCGGCCTCCCCGCGCTCGGTGCCGCGGTCATCTTCGACAGCCTGTGCGTCGGCGTGTGGGCGCTGGCGCGTGATGACGGCCTGCCGTCGGTGCGGGCGGTGCGTGGGACGCCGACGGTGGCGCAGGCGCTGGAACGGTTCCGGGACGCCGCGTGAGGCTCTGGGACCGGCTGATCTCACGCCAGGGCGGCTACTGGGAAGGGATGGCCTCCGGTGCGGCTGTCCTCACCACGTCCTACGCCGGCCCGGACCGGGAACCGCTGCAGCCGCAACTCGCCGCGTTCGCGCAGAAAGCCAACGCTTCGAGTTCGCCGGTGTTCTCGGCGCATCTGGTGCGGCTGGCCCTGTTCTCCGAGGTCACGTTCGCCTGGCAGGCGAAAGATGACAAGCATCTGTGGGGTAACACGGACCTGGCGAAGCTGGAGGAACCGTTCGGCCCGGACACGACGACGGGGCAGCTGCTGGCGCGGATGGAGCAGGACGCGTTCCTCACCGGCCAGGCGTACATCTGGGACCCGCCGGGTGAGGACCGGCTCGTCAGGCTGCGGCCGGACTGGGTGACGATCGTCTCCGAGGTCGTCCGCCTGGATGGCGGCGGCTGGTACCGGCGGCCGCGGGCGTACTGGTTCGAGCCACCGAAGGGCCTCCTCGAGGACCGCGACGGGTTCATGGTCCCCGCCGCCGAGTGTGTCCATTTCGCGCCGATCCCGGACCCGGTGGCCGATTTCCGGGGCATGACGCCGCTGACCGCCATCATCCGCGACGTCCAGGGCGACGACGGCATGGGCCGGTACAAGATCCGTTACCTGAATAACGACGCGACGCCGAACATCGTCATCAAGTATGCGCAGAAGCTGGCGCCGGGGACGGTCGACCGGATCCGGGAACGGGTCACCGCGAGATATGCCGGGCCGGACAACGCGGGGAAGACGCTGATCCTGGACCAGGGCGCGGACCTGACGCTGGCGGGGAATTCGCTGCAGCAGATGGATTTCTCGAACGTGTCGGCGGTCGGGACGGAGCGGATCCTGGCGGCGTGCGCGGTCCCGGGTGTCCTCGTCGGCCTCGAACCGCTGCGCGGCGCTGGCCGGGGTTATCAGGAGTCGATGCAGAAGCTGGCGAATGTGTGGGCGCGTCCGCAGTGGCGTGCGGTGTGCGGGGCGCTGTCGAAGATCGTGAACGTGCCGCCGGGCAACCGGTTGTGGTTCGACCCGTCGGACATCGCGGCGTTGCAGGACGGGGAGATGGAACGCGGCCAGGCCGCCCTCGTCCGCGCCCAGGCGCTGCTGGCACTCGTCCAGGCCGGATACACGCACGAAAGCGCGGTCGCGTACCTGGACTCGGCGGACCCGTCGCAGCTGAAGGCCGGGGGGATCGGCACACCATCCACGGGGCCACAGGTGCAGCATCTGCTGCCGCAATCCCAGCCGGGTGCGGTCGCGTCGCCGCTGCCGCCGACTTTGGGGCGCCTGCCGGTGGGGCCGGCGTCGGTGGGTTCCGGTGGTGACGGGTCACGGCCGATACCGCGGCCAGCGTCGGCGAGGCGGGCACTGACCAACGGTCACGACGACTGGGAGCGGCTCATGAAGACGCCGCCTCAGCCCTCCGAACGTAGTTAGGGGGTGATGCCGTATGACCAGCGTGAACGACGCTGCCCGTGCCGCCGGGATGATCACTAACCCCGGGGGGACCGAGCGCCTGCACCAGTACTGGGTGCATGGCGAGGGTGCCGCGAAGATCCGCTGGGGTTGAACGGCGCCCCCGGGGACTTCGACCGGTGCGTCATGCACCTCGGCAAGTACATCAAGGACCCGAAGGGCTACTGCGCAAACGCCCACCACGCCGCGCTCGGCATCTGGCCGGCGACCCACGCGGCGATGGAACACGCAGGAAGGGCATCCGTGACGACACCAGCAGGCGACCACGACGCCGACGGCCTGGACTCGTCCTGGGACGGCGACTGCTCCGACCTCCCCGACCTGACCGGGCTGCACGTCCACCACTTCGAGGCCGCCGAGCAGGCGATGGGCACACCGGCGCCAGATGCACCCGCGCAGCGGGCCATGCCGAAACTCGGCACCGGTGCCCGCTTCAAGAAGCTTTCCGCCTCGCTGGCGGCCAAGGGCGCGCACAACCCGGACGCGCTCGCCGCCTATATCGGCCGGCGCAAGTTCGGCAAAGCTAAGTTCTCCAAGATCGCCGCGAAGGCACGCGGGAAGGGCGGTTCGACCCGGATGGATACCCCCCGCGCTGAGTACATGCGCCTGTACCCGCTTGAGGACATCCACATCCTCCGCTCCGCCGACGGTGGTGACGGCCGCACCGTCGAGGCGTTCGCCGCCGTCTTCGACGACCCTGCTGAGATCCAGGACCACGAAGGCCACTACGTGGAGACGATCGACCGGTCGGCGTTCAACAAGGTCATCGCCGACGCGTCCCGCGCCCGTGGCGGGTTCCCCGGGTCGGTGAAGGTGCTTTACAACCACGGCATGACCATCCAGGGCACCCCGTCGGAGCGGTTCTCCATGCCGATCGGTGTGCCGGTGGACATCCGCGCCGAGCAGCGCGGTCTCCTCACCCGCACCCGTTACAGCGACACGCCGCTGGCCGAGGAGATCCTGGAGAACATCCGCGCCGGGTCCATCACGTCCCAGTCGTTCACGGGGCGGATCGTCCGGTCGGACCCGTCGCTGCGCCGCGGCGACCGTTACCGCCCCGACAGTGCCGGGAACCTGCGCACTGTCCGCCGCACCGAACTGGGCCTGCGTGAGTACGGCCCGGTGCTGTGGCCCGCATACTCGGGCGCCGAGATCCTCGGTGTCCGCATGTCCACTCCCGGCACGTGGGAGCCGGACGAAGAGATCGACCCTGGCACTTCCCCCGATGGCGAAGCCGCCGCCGGTGAGCCGCTGACCTCCGATGGTGAGCACTCGGCCCGGTATCACCAGCACGCCCTCTACCGCCTGCGCTCCGAGAAGCTGCGCGAAGAGGCCGGGCTGGACTGGTAACCAGCCGAAAGGACGGCGGTCCCATGGCCGCACTGAAGGACCTGCTCGCCGAGCAGGCCAGGATCAAGGAAGAACTCCAGCGGATGGAGTCCGACGACGAGACCACCGAGGAAGGCGACGGGAACTACCGCGACACCCTCATCGCCCGGTGGCGTGAGCTCGACGAGCAGGCCAAGCCGGTCATCGCCCGGATGGAAGAGATCAAGGCGATCACCAAGGCCGCGCAGGACCCGGCGAACCTCGAACGGCCCGACGCCGCCGACGGCACCTCCGCGTCCCGGTTCGGCAACCCCGACCTGGTCATCTCGAACCGCCGCGACCCGTACGACGGGAACAACCTGATCCGGCACGAGAAGCAGATCCTCATGCCCCGCTCCGAGATCAGGTCCCGCGCCCTCGACGCCGTCGAACTCGAAGCGAAGCGGGGGAACCTGCCCCACGACTTCGCCGAAGAGGCGACCAGCAAGGCGCAGGGCAACGCCGGTATCGCCCGGCACATGCTGCTGTACGGGTCGCAGGAGTACCAGGACGCGTTCCGCGCCTACACCGAAGACCCGGAACACGTGGATGAGGTCTCCCGTGCTGTGCTGACCCTCGCCGGCGGTTCGGTGATGCTGCCGTTCGTGCTTGACCCGACGATCGTGCTGACGAACGGTGCGAGCGCGAACCCGTGGCGCCGGATCTCCAACGTGAAGCAGACCACGTCCAACACGTGGAACGGTGTCGCGTCGTCCGGCGTCAACGCGGCGTGGATCACTGAGACAACGATCGCCACCGACGTCACCCCGACCGTCACCGCGATCACCGTCACCCCCGTCAAGGCCGCCGCGTGGATCACCGGCACCTACGAGCTGCTGGAGGACAGCAACTTCGGGGAGCAGCTCCCGGTGCTCCTCGCGGACGCGAAGGACAGGCTGGAAGAGGCCGCGTTCGCCACCGGTACCGGCGCGGGTGTGCCACCTGGTGTGGTGCCCGGCGCGACCACGGTCGTGACCACGGCGACCACCACGGTGATCGCGCTCGGCGACATCTACGCGGTACAGGCGGCGCTGCCGCCCCGGTTCCGTAACGCGCCCGGCGCGGCGTGGGTGGCCAACGTGGCGATCATCAACAAGATCCGGCAGCTCGACACCGCGGGTGGGTCCTCGTTCTGGACGAACCTCGGCAAGGGGCAGCCGGAGACCCTGCTCGGCGCACCGATCTACGAATCGACCACCATGACCGGGTCGGTCGCCACCACATCCCTGGAAGCGATCTTCGGGGACTTCGGGCAGTTCCTGATAGTCGATCGCGTGGGGGTCAGCATCATCTACGACCCCCTGGTCCAGGGTGCGGGTGGCGTCATCCCGGTCGGCGAGGCAGGGTGGTACATGTTCTGGCGAACAGGTTCCGCACTCACGTCCGTGAACGCATTCAGGGTCATGAAGGGCCTCTGACCTGCGGGTATGTTCTGGCGGGCCGTTCTTGCGGCCCGCCAGAACATGAACCACCAAAAGGAGTAAACGATGGTCGCTAACTACGCGACGCAGCCGATGACGGGCCGCACAGCCGCCGGCGCGGACTTTTTCGTGGACGCCGGGGCGCAGCGGGACAGCGTGACGGATGCGGCGATCATCGCGTTCTGGGCGTCGAACTTCACGGTGACGGCACCGGTGGCCGGGGTGGGGAACGTGACGGGGGTGCTGGCGCAGTACCTGGCCGCGTACCCGAAGGGCCCGTGATGGCTGCCCGGTATGCGCTGACCACGTTCAACATCCAGCTGCCCACGGGCTCCCACACGGTGATCGAGGGTTCGCTGCGCGACTCCACCCACGGCGCGGTGACGGGCGCACCGGCGCTGTTCGGCACCGTCGCGCCGGTGCTGAACCAGGGGCACTGCAACGACAAGCTGTTCAACTTCCTGACCGCGAACCCGAAGGGACCAGGCGAATGACGTGGGTCGCGCAAGACAACTTTGTGGGTGAGTCGGCGGAGGGTGCGTGGCTGACGGTTCAGAAGGGGCAGGCGTTCCCGGACAACCACCCGCTGGTGCGCCTGGACCGGGACGCGGCTGAGGCGGCGGCGAAGGACGGCCGGACGCGGACGGCACTGTTCGCGCCGATGGACCTCGGTGAGGACGAGGAGCCCGCGCCGAAGGCGGCGAAGGCCCCGGCGTCGCGTAAGGGTGCCTGATGCCGCTCCACAACGGTGACGTGATCTGGGAGACGCTGACACCGACGCTGCTGGTGAACTCGCCGGTGCTGGGGCCGTGGGTGGAGACGTCGGGCTGCACGCAGGCGCTCGGCTGGCTCGCGGTCGCCGGCGGCACGACGGTCGTCACTGTCGAGTACGGCACCGACGGCAGCACGGCCGACGCGGACTTCACGCCGGTGACGATCGCCGCCGGTGCGAACGTGCCGTTCAACCTGTACGGCCGGTTCGCGCGGGTGCGGATCGTGCAGACGATCGCGGACGCGACGAAACTAAAGCTCTACCTCCAGGCGAAGGCGTGATCTTATGCCGTACTGGCCTCCTGACACCCCGCCGCCGGCGGATGGTGTGCCGCAGATGCCCGCCGCGCCGAACTCGGGCCCGGCTCCGGTGCCGTACAGCGGCCCGGACTGGCCGCTGGCCCCAGACTCGGGTGCGCCGCTGCCCGATGTTTCCCCGGGGTCCACGCCGGGCCCGGAGGTGATGGACTCGGTGCCGGGCGGGTCGCCGCTGGCTGCGCCGAACGTGAACCCGTATGAGGCGGGCAGTGTGTCGCCGGTCGTGTGGCCTGGTGACAGCGACCCGGGTGGCCGTGACATCGTGTCCGGCGCCGTCGCGGGCGCGGTCGCTGCGGCGGAGGCGCGGTTCGGTGAGCTGCGGGGCGACACGTACGGGCTGGGGTCGCACATCGGTGACCTGATGAGTTTCCCGCCGTCGCCGCTTGATCCCGGTGTGGGTTCGCTTGGTGAGACGCTGCCCACCGGCCACTACTACACGCCACCCCGTGGCTATGAAGGGAACGAGCCAGCATGATCACACCATCTGATTCCCCGTCGTCGCCGCAGCATTACGCGGAGGTCGCGGTGCAGCCGGTGAACATCCAGGCGCCCCTGTCCGATGGTGAGATCACAGCGGCGTTCGATGCCGCGAACGCGACCGGCGGGTCTGGGGTGCTGTACCCGATGGGGCAGCGGATCGCGGACACCAAGACGATGATGGAGTCGCCGCAGGGGTTCGGCTCCGGTGGTTACGACATCATCGGCGGCTACCACCAGGGCGGCGGCGACGGGTGGCCGAACGACGTTGAGCCGGTGCATGGCGGCCCCTGACCACGCGGTCATCGGCTACGTCCGTCCCGCCCTCGTTTACGGGGAGTTCTGCGAGTCGCTGGTCAGCACCGCGATGGAGTGCCGCACCCTGCTGGATGCGGTGCTGCGGTACGAGTCCGGCCCGAACATCAGCACGCCGCGGAACCTGGTCGTGGATGAGTTCCTCCGCCGCTATGAGGCGCCGTGGCTGCTGATGGTGGACACGGACATGGTGTTCGCCGGTGACGCCCTCGACCGGCTCATCGCCGCCGCTGATCCGGTGGAACGCCCGCTTGTCGGTGCGCTGTGCTACAGCCCGGCCGCTGGTGAGGTGCGCCCGACGATGTATGAGATCACGCAGAAGGAGTCGGGGGCGCTGGGATTCGTCCACCTTGAGACGTGGCCGGAGGACACGTGTGTGCGCGTGTCGGCGACGGGGACGGGGTTCCTGCTGATGCACCGGGACGCGCTGCAGCGGGTGCAGGCGTCCAGTGGGGATGTGGCGGCGCCGTGGTTCCGCGAATCGCCGGTCGGTGCCCCGTTGTCGCTGATGGGGGAGGACATGACGTTCTGCCTCCGCGCCGCCGCCGCCGGGATCCCGGTCCACGTCCACACCGGCGTCCAGGTCGGTCATATGAAACCAGAGATGCTCGGAAAGGTGACCTGATGCATCTGCTGCGGCTGGACGCGCCGCCGGAACCGGCGTGGGAACCGGACCAGGGATGGCGGGTCCTCGACGCGGACGGCCATGTGGTGAACGCCGGTCCGCGGACCATCCTGACCGTGACGCTGGATCTCGGGCAGCTGCTCGGGATCGACGAGGAACAGGTGCCGTTGCTCGGCACGGAACGGGAGCGGCAGTGACCGAACCGGACGAGCAGCCGGACGAGCCGATCGGGTGGATGGTGCTGGACCCGGACGGCAACGTCGTGGCAACAGGGGGACAGACCGGGATTGAAGCGACCTCAGACACGGGCGAAGCGGTAGGAGACGTAAATGGCGGCGATTGACCAGGCGCTGGTGTCGATTCTGCTGAATGGGCTGACGCCGACGGGTGCGGCGGGTATCCCAGGGACGGCGATCGGTACGCCGGTGGGGACGTCGGCGATGCGGATCCGGCTGAACTCGACCCTGTCGACTGCGGCGGCGGCGGGGACGGAGATCTCTACGCAGACGTCGGGATATACGGCGGGCACCGGGTGGAACGCGCTCGGCCAGTCGGCTGTGTCGTCGGCGGGGTCGGCGGTGGGTGTGCCGCTCACGACCCAGTCGTTCGTGTCGAACGGTTCCCCGACCAACGTTGTGAGCCTGGACCTGACGGGGTCGGCGGGGCAGCGGGGGTTCTGGGGGCCGTTCAACGGGCAGCCGGTCGCTGTGGCCAGCGGCAATACATTTCAGGTAACGGGCGGGTCCGGCGCCGCCGCTGGTATCCAGATTTCGCTGACGTGAGGCGCTGACATATGTCCTTCATCACCGGTACGCAGGCTGAGCTGCTGTACACGCTGACCACGGCGATCACGAAGAACACGTACACGACGGAGGCGGCGTTCTCCGGGGTGCTGGGCACGAACACGGTGTGCACGCTGCCCGCTGGGTGGCTCCTCAACGACTCGCCGAACCCGGTTGGCCGTTCGCTGTACATGCTGGCGATGGGAACGACTGCCACCACGACGGCGGCGACGATCGCTGTCCGCCTGGGGATGGACCCGGCGGCGGGGACGATCAACCAGGCCGTCGGTGTCTCGGGTGCTCTCGCGCCGACCGCCGCCGTTACCTGCCCGTTCCGGCTCGAGGCGTGGTACACGTGTACGGCGTTCCTGACGAGCACGGCCACGTTCCAGGTGAACGGTTCGTGGCGGGTTGAGTCGGTCGCGTCCGGCGGTGTGCCCACGACCGCCGCCCAGTCCAGCGCGTTCACGGGTACCCACACTGGTATCGACCCGCGGGTGGCGAACTACATCGAACTGTTCGGCACGTGGTCGGCGTCGGCGGCGGGTAACACGACCACGATCCAGCAAATGTTTTTGTGGGGCCTGAACTAGCCGATGCCGTTCATCCCGCTGGAGGTTTTCGCTAACAACCCGTCCACGACGGTCTCCTCCGGCGGCACGGGTACCCCGTCGTCCGGTACGCAGGAGACGTGGACGGTCGCGAGCTCGGCGTCGTTCCCGGCGGTGCAGATCGGCGCGCAGCAGTTCCATGTGGCGGACCCGGCGCTCCCGTCGGAGATGATGACGGTCCTGAACGTGTCCGGGACGACGTGGACGGTGCTGCGCGGCGCGGAAGCTACGGCCACGGTAGGGCATACGGCCGGGTTCACTGTGGTGCAGGTGGTGACGGCGGCGGCGCTGGCGAACCTGGCGTATCCGCCGTGGCAGTTCCCGGTGCAGGGGTACGGCGCGCAGGGTGATGGGAAGATCGGCACCGGCGGCACGGGTGCCAGCGGGCAGGCGGTGTTCACCGACGCGGGCGCTGCGTTTGTCGCGGGTGCGGCACCAGCGGGGGATGTCGGCAAGGTCGTCGTCATCAACCAGGGCACCGGCAGCGCCACGGTGGGGACGAACCCGTTCTGCGGGACGATCATCGGGGTGAACTCGGCCACGTCGGTCACTCTGTCGGCGAACCTGGCCTCGACCTGCGCGTCAGCGCCGTACGTGTACGGCACCGACGACTCGGCTGATATCACCGCGGCGGTCACTGCGGCGGCGCAGTGGGCGGTGGCGACCGGGAACTACAAGGCGCAGATCATGTTCGAGCCGCAGCTCTACATGTGCGGCGCGCTCACCCAGACCACCACCCAGCAGTGGTCCCCGTTCAACACCGGCGCTAACTACACGTACAACACGCACATCCCGATCCCGTTCACCACCCAGTTCGCGCGGAAACTGATCCTGGATTTCATCGGCGTCGGCGACGCGGCGGAACCGGATTTCTGGGGGTCGGCGGTCCCGGCGGTGGAAGGGACGTGCCTGGTGTCGGCGGTGTTTCCCCCGTCGCAGCCGGATGCGACGTTCGGGCAGATGTCGGTGATCGGCACCCCATCGGTGACGACGAACATCGGCAACGGCGGCATCACCAACGGCAACTATGCGAACGTCCTGGTCAACATCGACGGCATCACTGTTGTGACACCGTTCAACGGGCAGCAGTTCGGGTTCGATCTCCGCTGGGCGGCGCAGGCGCATGTGGACCAGGCGGCGGCGGTGGCGTTCGCGCCAGTGAACTTCGCATCGCAGACGGTCGGCGGTCCGTGGCTGCGGTCCACGAACCTGCCGTCGAACACGGTCGCGGTGGGGCTGGCGATGCCAGCGGTGGGGAACAATGCCCTCGCCCATGTTGGCCGGTTCTCCGCTGAGGGCCTGTCCACCGGGGTGCAGATCAGCGAGCATTTCACGGCTCAGCATCTGGTCACGATGTACTGCGGCACCGGGATAGCGGTGAACATCACCCTCCCGGCGGGGTCGATCGTCCACGGCGGGTCGATCCTCATCTGGACCTGTGAGGGTTCCAACATGGGGATCGTCACCAACCAGTCGTCGACGGTCCAGTACAACCTGTTCATCGGTGACGCCGACTTCGAGGTGATGATCACCGGGTATGTGAACGACCCGAACGGGAACCTGAACGGGACCATGTACTGGCATGACCTGTCCACGTGGACGCCGGCGGGGGCGGCGACGGTCGCCTACAACTGGAAGATCGTCAACACGCGGATGACGGTCGGGCCGTGGCTGGTCAACGCGGGCCTGTCGATTCCCGCTGCGCCTACGGCTCCCACGTCGACGACGGCGCAGCAGAACACTGCGTACCGGGACGCGACCGTCTACGCCTCCGCCGCCACGTCGATCACCAACACCGCCGTCGGGCCAGTATCCGGGTCGCTGACGGCGCTGGGGCAGACCGCCGGCGCCGGGGTGGTGGTCCCGATCCGGGTGCCGGGCGGCCACTGGTACTCGGTCACCTACACCGGGGCGCTGACCACCAAATGGGTCCTGGAGTGACCGCGCCACCATCCCGGTAGGGGGGGTAAACCTTGCCCGCCCCCACCCTGATTCAGTACGGCCAGACCGCCTGGACGGGCACCGGGGCGAAGAACGTCACCGGCCTGGCCTGGAACGCTGGGGACCTGATCGTCGTCATCGGCGGCGACGAGACCGGCACCACCGTCGTCGCCGCCCCGACCAACGCGAACCTGGGCTTCGCCGCTGGCACGGCGGTCGGGGCCGACGGCACCCACTGTTACGGCAACACGTGGACCGCGACCGCCGCATCCACCCAGTCGGCGCAGACGATCGCGGGGACCGGCGCGGGCGCCCTGGTGTGGGGAATGGCCGTCTGGGTATTCCGCGGCCACGGCGGCATCGGCACCCGCGCGACCGATGTCACGACCGCGCTCACGGTCAGCCTCGCCCGCGCCGGCGCGAACTCGCTGGTCGTGTTCGGCGGGTTCGACTTCGGCGCCAGCGCGACCGCCGGTTACAGTTTCACGCCCACCGTCGCCAACGACCGTGAGCACACCCAGCACAGCCCCAACTACACCACGTTCGTAGCTGACTTCGGCGACCAGGGCACCGCCGGGACCACCTCCTACGGCGTGGCGGGTGTCACCCTCGGCGCGACCACAAAGATCGCGCTGGAGGTCAAGGGGCTGCCCGGCGGCGCTGTTGTAGCACGGGCCGCACCGGGTCAGACGTGGCTGCGCCGGTTCCACCACCGGCAGACCCCAGCGCAGCCCGTATTCGCGGCGCAGACGATCATCGCCACCGCGAACCTCGCCGGCGCCGGCACGGTGACCGCTGGGACCCTCGCGTTCCCGGCGATCCCGGGGAAGGCGCGGCCCGGCCAGTTCACCCCGGGGAACCCGGGCAGCAGCGCCATGGTGCTCCCACCGGCGCCCCCGGTGCCCACCCCGGCGATGGTGGCGCGGCCGGGGCAGACGTGGCTGCGCCGGTTCCACCACCGGCAGCAGGCCGCCCCCCCTGCGGCTGCGGGCGCGGTCACTATCATCGCCACCGCGTCCCTCGCCGGCGCCGGTGCCGTCGCCACGGTTGTCACGCAGGACGCGGGCACCGCCACATCACTGGCCGGTGCCGGTGCTGTCGCAGCGGCCGTCACTGAGATTGCCCCGGCCGCTGCTGCTGGTGCGGGCGCTGTCACGGCGCAGGTCACCCAGCTCGCCCCAGCCACCCTGGCCGCTGCCGGGACGGTCGCGCCGCCCCCGGTCACGCAGGCTGTCATCGCCACCGCCGCCGGTGGCGGGGCGGTCACCGATGTTGTCACGCAGACGGCCACCGCATCGCTGGCCGGTGCGGGTGCAGCCGCTGCGGTTGTCACTGAGATCGCCCCAGCCACCCTCGCCGGTGCTGGCGCTGTCGCCCCAGTCCCGGTCACCGAGGCTGTCACCGCGTCCCCCGCGGCCGCTGCCGCCGTCACCGACGTCGTCACCCAGATCGTCATCGCGTCCCCTGCGGGCGCGGGTGCGGTCAACGCGAACGCCGCAGGCAGCGGAAGCACCGCCGCACTAGCGGGCGCCGGGTCGGTCACAGCGGCAGCGACGCAAGCTGTCACCGCTGCTCCCGCCGGTGCCGGGAGCCTGTCCGCCGCAGCCACCGAGGCGGCGAAAGCCACCCTCGCGGGCGCCGCTACGGTCAGCGCCTCCGGGCAGATCACCGGCACCGCGAACCTGGCCGCCGCGGGCAGCCTCGCCGCGCTGGCGACGCAGCAGGCGGGGTCCACTCTCGCGGCGGCTGGGGCCGCATCCGCCAGCGCGGGGCTGCGGTCCACCGCGGCCCTGGCCGCCGCGGGCACCGTCACCGCCGTCAGCGGCACCCAGACGGCGTTCACCGTCGGCGCCCTCAGCGCCTCTGACAAGCCCACAGCCGTCCTGGTGGCCTCCGGTGCCACCAGCGCCCTCACAGCCGCCACAGCGCCGTCTGGGGCGCTCACAGCCACCGACAAGCGGACAGGAGGCCCACAGTGAACTGGATACGCCGCGCCGCCGCCATAACACTCCCCGCCGCCGCGATCGTGGTGGCCGCCGCCGCGCCCGCACTCGCCGCAGTACCTTCCGTCTCCTACAGCGAAACCGGCACCTGCGGCAACGGCGCCTGCACCACCCACATCACCATCGACTCCAACCCGAACAACAACGGGGTCCGGGCGTGGGAACACTGCAGCAACGGCCAGATCCACCTCGGCAGTTTCCACTTCAACGTCGGCGAGACGAGTAACACCGCCTCGTGCGGCACCGGGAACCCCGTCACCAGCGCCGGGTTCGACTACCGCACGTCCAACCCGGTCCGGGTGACCTGTTACAGCTTCGGCGGCTCGCGTTCGGGGTTCTGCTGAGCGAGTCTCTCGCGCCGGTCCTTGCTGTAACAGGCGGCGCAGAGACCGTGGGCGGTCATCAGCTTGCCCGGGTGACATGTCGCTGGTTTCCGGGTCCGCTGATTGCGCCGGTTGTTCGCCTGCTCTGCCGGTGTGGCCCAGCGGCAGTTCTCCGGCGAGTACGGGCCGCTGTTGTCGATGCGGTCCAGGGTCATGCCAGGTGGTCGCGGTCCCATGTCGGCGAGGAAGACCGCGAAGTCGTCCCACTGCGGGCAGATCGTGATGCCCCGGCCGCCGTAGCGTTCATGGCCGGGGCGGTTGGTGTCACGGACACGCTGCCGCATCGCTGACCAGGAGATGTACTCCGGGTGGCGGCCCGGGCTACTGCGTGACATGCCGTGAGTGCGGGCCGTCTCGCTCATCCGCTTAGCCGCTACTTCCCGGTTCCGGCATCCGCAACTGGTCGTAAGGCCTTTCCGCAGATTGCCTGTCACGACTTCGCGCTCTGTGCCGCACTCGCAGTGGCACAGCCAGTAACTGTCGCGGACGACGCCTTTGGGGCTGCGCCGGGCAGGCGCCTCAGCCACGACGGTCCACCTGCCGAAGATCTGGCCAGCCAGATTGAGGCGGTTGGGAGAGCGGTCGCCCTGCTTAAAGGTCATGTCTAAAAGGATACCGAGTAATGGGAGGCTGGCGTGCGCTATCCTGCCGGCCAGCCAATTCGTCTCAGTACGACGGTCCGTGACGTCACGGGGACCCTGGTCGACGCTGGGGCTTTGACGCTGCTGGTGAAGCTCGCGGCGGTGGATGGCACGTGGACGACGACCGGCACCTATGCGTCGCCGGCGCATGACGGGGTGGGGCTGTACCACCAGGACATCCCCGTCACCGACCTCGCCGCGCTCGGCCACTACCAGTACACGTGGACCGCGACCGGCACCGGCGCCGGGGTGTCGTTCGGCGACTTCGACGTGTTCGACCCGTTCGAGAACGCCGTCCTCCCGCTGCAGGACGCGAAAGACATGCTCAACATCCCGCAGACGACCACCACCTCCGACGCGGAAATCCAGTCGTTCATCTCAACCATTGAGAGCAGCCTCCGGGGCATGACCGGCGGCCCGCTCATCAACCGCACCATCACCGAACGCGCCGAGATGACCGGCTACCAGACCGTCATCTCCGTCCGGCAGCGGCCCCTCGTCTCTGTCACATCGATCGCGTCCGCGTCCGGTGGGGCAATCGACATTTCCGCCGGCCTGGACCTGGACGCGAACGCGGGGACGATCCGCCGCAAACTCGGCCTGCCGTTCTACGGCCCGTTCTTCCAGTGGCTGCCGCAGGTCAACGTCACCTACGTCGCCGGGTGGGGCACGAGCGTCCCAGCGGCGTTCAACATGGCCGCGCGGATCATCCTCGCCCATCTGTGGGAGACGCAGCACGGTCCCCCTGCCCGGCCGTCGATGGGTGGGATGGACATGGTGCAGCCGCAGGGGTTCGGGTTCGCGATCCCCAACCGGGCCGCTGAGCTGCTCGAGGGCGGCAGCCAGGATGGTATGCCGTTCATGTCCGAGGCGTACGTGTGACCACCAGCCGCATCGGGCCGCTGATCGACTACTTGGTCGCCACGTTCACCGCCGCGACCACCCTCGGTGCCGCCACACCGCCGGTGCTCGTCTTCGACGGCCCGGTGGTCACCGCAGCCCCCGCCCAGCTCGCCCTGTATGTCGGCGTGGACGACGTGTTCACCGACCAGGCGCCGATCTCGGCCACGTCGGAGCAGGTGCGGCAGGGCCTGGCGCAGAAGAAGCAGGAGACGGTCACGATCCACTGCGCCGCCGTCGCGTGGGCCGGTACTGATGACTCCCGCACCGTCCGCCAGCAGGCGTTCGCCATCTTGGCCGCCGTTGAGGACCTGATCCGCGGCAACACGGATGGTTTCGGCGGCAACGCTGGCGCGGCGCTGCCGGGGGTGTCGGGGATCGGGCTGCAGCAGTCCACCGCGGACGGCTCAACCGCGCAGGTCGCGTTCACGATCACGTTCCTGAGCTTCATCGGCACCTAGCGGCTGATGACGTCCTCCGGCCATCTGGCCAGGATCGCCTGAGCTACGTCATCGGCGACGTACTGCTGATCGACCATCCAGCGGTACTGCCCATCGATCCACTCACCCGCACCTACAGCGGCGTAGCCGATGCCCCCCAGTTCGATCTGCTCGACCTCTTTGAGCAGGCGGCCGCTGCAGAACGTCTCGTATCGAACTCGCATCTCATCAAGGTACAGGGAGAGACATGGCCACCTACGCAGTTCAGGCCCCGATACACCGTCCCGCGGGGGCGATCACCCTCCAGGCGCCCGCCGTGTCCGGCGACCTGGCCCCCACCGGCGCCGGGCTCGCGCTGTACGTCGGCAACGGCGCCACACCGACCACCGTCTCCTTCGCCGTGCCCACGTACGACGGGATGACGGTCACCTTCCCGGCGATCACCATCGCCGCCTCCTCGGTCTACCTGATCCCCCTCCCCTCGAGCGTGTATGGGGCCGGGACGGTCGCGGTCACCTACGGCAACGTAACCACGCTGACCGGCACCGGCCTGTCCGGTGTCGCGGTGGTGACGATCCCGTGAGCGACGTCATCATCTACCACCCGGAGACGCAGGCGCGGGTGGCTGTGCCGGAGGAAGCCGTGCCGCATCACCGCCGGTCCGGGTGGGTGCTGCTGTCCGAGCACGAGGAGAACGAGGCCGCCCGCGCCGAGCGTGAGGCCGCAACCAGCAAGGCCAGCGTCAAGAAGGGTGACCTGTAATGGTGGCACCGCCTATCTCTGCATCTGACCGGTTCATACCCGAGGGCGCGACCCAGTTCTACTTCGTCGTTACGATGGCTTCCTACCTGTCGCCGACCCGGGGCGAGCTCAACGCCGGGACGAACCTGACACCGGAAGTCGCGTCGTCGGGGAACTGGGGGATCGTGTCGAACGCGATCGACACCCCGGACCTGGCGACCACGTTCACCGGCCAGATCCCCGGCAAGATCACCATCGACGGGTCGACGCTGGCCATGTACTCCGACGACAACCAAGCGGATGCCAGAACGTTGATGCCGCGTAACACGGTGGGGTTCATCGTGAAGTTCCCCGGCGGCGACATCACCGGCCGCAAGATGACCGTGTTCCCCGTCAAGGTCGGCAGCGTTGCGGAGCCGACGGCGTTCGGCGCGCCGACGGAGCTGAACTTCTCGTTCTACGTGACGAAGATCCCGGCGGAGAACATCACGGTGCCTTAATGGCTCAGGCGCGGCTGGAGGTCGATGCGCGCAGCCAGGGCGCGAACCTGCGGACGATCGCCCGCGAGCTGGCGCGCATGGACGACCGGACAGTCAAAGATCTGTTCACCAAGCGGCTGACCGATGCGGCGCGGCCGTTCGTCCCGGCGGTCCGTGCGTCCGCTCTGGCGATCCCCACGACGGGCCTGCGGCACACGGGGCTGCGTGCCCGGATCGCAGCGTGCGCCGAGGTCGCGTCGTGGGAGTCCGGTGCCCGGCAGGTGAACGTCGCGGTGCAGATCCAGCCGAAGCACATGCCCGAGCACGAGAAGGGCTTGCCGCTTTACATGGAGGGCGTGCCGGACAAGGGGCGCCATGAGCGGTGGCGTCACCCGGTGTTTGGCCGACGGAAGGATCCGTGGGTGCCGCAGGACGCGCATCCGTATTTCTTCCGGGGTGCGGCCGGGTTCGGGCGGGCGTCAGAGGCCGCGATGCGGCGGGCGCTGGATGACATCACCGGCAAGCTCAACGGCTAGGCGGGCGGTCCATCAGTTCCGCGTGCTGTAGCCGGCCGATCTCGCGCTTCCGCTCGGCACGTCCCGCCGCCCGGACCACCACTAGCACGATCAGCGGGAGCACCCCGCAGAGGGCCAGCAGCGCATAAAACGCGGCGACGCCGATGACTGCGGCGGCGAGCAGCGACCAGAGTGTGGCTTCACGCCCGGCGCGGGTCCAGCCGTGGACGTCGAGGGTGCGTGGGGCGAAGTGGCGCCAGATGCGCGTGCTGGCCCCCGTCCAGGACAGGGGCGAAGCGAGTATCACTTGCTCGCTCGGCAGTAGTCCGGTGTTCATGACTGATCCTTGCTGGGTTCGAGGACTGCCAGGGCCTCATCCAGCAGGATGAGGATTTCGCTGTTCAGGGACCGCTTGTCCTGCCTGGCGACCCTCACCAGCCGGGCGTGCAGTTCGTCGTCCAGTCGCACATTCAGGTTCTTCATACACCCACCATAGCACCATCCCGGCTATTAGGAGATCCCATGCCCCTGCTGTCCAAGGGCGACATCCTCGAGGCCAAAGATCTTCGCACCGAAGAGGTTGAGGTCCCCGAATGGGGCGGCTCGGTCCTCGTGCGCGGCATGACCGGGCGGGAGCGGGACGAGTTCGAGGCGTCGGCGATGGATCAGCGCAGCGGCCGGATGAACCTGGCGAACACCCGCGCGAAGATCGTCCTCCGCTGCGTCGTGGACGACGACGGCAAGCGCCTGTTCGACAACGCCGACATCGACGTGCTCGGCGCGAAGTCCGCCGCGGCGCTCGACCGCGTGTTCGCTGTGGCGTCCCGCCTGTCGGGGCTGGGTGAGCGCGATGTGGAGGAGCTGGCCGCAAATTTCGGCGGGACGAATGGCGGCGGTTCGTCTTCCGCCTCGCCCGCGACCTCCACAAAACCGTCGCGCAGCTCCTCAGTGAAGTGAGCAGCGCCGAACTCACCGAGTGGGCCGGCTACCACCTGTTCGAAGCCGAGCAGCGCAAACAGCAGCAGGACGCCGGGATGGAGGGCGTGTGACGTGGCGACCCTCACCTATACCGTCCAGGCGATCGACTCCGCGTCGGGCACGTTCGCGAAGATCGCCCTGTCAGCTAAGGACCTGGAAGACAAGGTCGACAAGCTGGCGAAAACGCGCGCGGACATCCCCGTCAATCTTGAGGACAAGCAGGCCCAGGCGTCGCTGAAAGACCTGGACCTGAAGCTGACGAAGCTGAAGACGAAGGTCACCGATCCCAGCATCAGCCTCAAGGGCCTGGAGGCGGCGTACTCCGGGATCGCCCGCCTGGATGTGGCGCTGGCCAGGCTCAGCGCCAAAACCGCTACCCCCGGGGTTGACGTCAAGGGGGTGGATCGTTCGCTCACCGGGATCAGGCTCCTGGACGCGGCGCTGGACAAGATCGGCCTCAAGACCGTGACGGCGCGCGTGAAGGTGTCTGTGGACCGCAGCGAGCTGGCCGGCTTCGCCCGCTACCTCACTGGCGCCGGCGGTGGCGGCGGCGGTGGTGCGGGCGGCGCTGCCTCCAGTGGCGGTGGCCTGCTGAGTTCCCCCCTCGGGATCGGTGCCATCGTCGGCGGCGCCGCCCTCGCCGCGGGCCTGGTGCCCAGCGTCGTGGGGCTCGGCATCGGCGGCATCGCGGGCGCGGGTGCGGTCGCCGGTGGCCTGTTCGGCGCCTCCGAAGGGAAGAAGCAACTCAACGCCGACCTGGCCAGCATCAAGACGATCACCACCGCGCTGAAGGGCGCCATCGGGAAGCAGAAGACCGACCTGTCCGCCGCGCTGAAAGACGCGAACAAGCAGTACTCGAAGGACGCGGCGTTCTTCCAGCCGTTCACCAACCTCCAGTCGTCGCTGCAGCAGCTGCTGCATACGGTACTGGTGCCGCTGCGGACGGTCATGAACCCGCTGGCGGCGATCTTCACCCAGTTCGGGAAGGGCCTCACCGGGCTCGGCCCGCAGTTCGCCGCCCTGTTCAAGGCGTCGCTGCCGTTCATCAAGCAGTTCCTCGACTTCATGCTGCAGGCCGGGAAGATCCTCCTCCCGGCGTTCACGCAGGCGATGAACACGATGGTGAAGTCCGGGGCGCTGCAGCAGATGATGCAGGGCCTCGTCGTACTGGTGCAGGGGCTCGCTGATTTCACTATCGCGCTCGGCCCGGGGATGGCGGCCAGCGCCCAGATTTTCGCGCGGCTGATGACGTTCCTCGCCCGCGGAATGGGCCCGCTCGGGACCGCGTTCTCAGTGATCGCGAAGATCCTGACGTTCGATGTCCCGAAGGCCGCCAGCCAGGGCACCGATGCCGTAATCCGCAGCTTCGACGCCCTCCGCGGCAACGCCGCAGCCACCTGGAACGCGATCGGGAATGTCGTCGGCCAGGTCATCGGGAACGTCGAACATGCGGTCGGCAACTTCGGCCACGCGCTCCTCACGGCGTTCGACTCGACGACACACTTGGTCTCGGCGGTGTGGCGGCAGTTCTGGGAGGCGACCGTCGGCAACGCGGTCAAACACGCGTTCGATAACGTCACCAACATCCTGGACCAGCTGCGGCATGCCGTCGCCGTGGTTTTCGGCGCCATCGCGCACAGCACCGCCGCCGTCTGGAATGCGCTGTGGGCAGCTGTTAAAGGCACGCTGACCAGCGGCGTCAATTTCGTGACGTCCCATATCGGCCAGTTCCACATCAGCCTGACCGGCACGTTCAACTCGATCAAGACGACGCTGTCGAACATCTGGCACACCATCTGGTCCACGCTGGAATCGGCCACCAGGACGGGGATCAGCCGCATCGGCTCCGTCCTGAACGGGATTAAGAACGCGTTCATGACCCCTATCCGCTGGGTCGTCAGCAACGTCCTCACCCCGCTGGTCAACGTGTGGGACAAGATCGCCGGTGCGGTCGGGCAGAAGAACCTGGTGTTTCATCTGCCGGCGTTCGCTGAAGGTGGGAAGGTCACCGCCGGGACCGGCCCCACCGCCGATGATGTGCTGGTCCGTGTCTCCAAGGGGGAGACGATCGTCTCCGCCGCGCATTCGGCCGCGCTCGCGCCGTTCTTCAGGGCGGCTGGGGTTCCCGGCTACGCCGGCGGTGGGAAGGTCGGCCAGAATCCACCGCCGGGGGTGACTGCGCGAGTGGGGCCGGCGGCCAGCGTCGGCGGCCCGGATCTCAACATAGGCAACCTGATCGGCAAGGGCCTGTCGTGGGTGACGGGTCATCTCCTCGCCCCCATCACGGGCCTGCTCGGCCACATCCCCGGCACCGCGTCAGGCGTCGGCCAGCTGATCGGGGGCATGGGGAAAACCCTCGCCGGTGCTGTCGCCAAGGGCATCGCCGGGATGATCTCGGGCCTCGGTGCGTCCGGGTCGGCGATCGTCCGGGACGCGATGTCCTGGCTCGGGAAGATCCCGTATGTGTGGGGCGGTACTGCCGTCCCGGGTGGCGCGGACTGCAGTGGGTTCGTCCAGACGATCTACGGCCGGCACGGCATCTCGGCGCCGCGGACGTCGGAGGCGCAGGGCGCGTGGGTACATAGGAGCGGCCCCACACCCGGAGGGCTCGCGTTTTACAACAGTCCGGCTGGTGGGCCTCCACCCGGGCATGTGGCGATCATCGGTGAAGGCGGGAAGGTCATCAGCCAGGGCGGCGGGATGGGGCCGCAGCTGGTGGGCCTGCACGCGTTCCCGCTGATGTGGACAGGTGTCCCGCCGGGCGGTCTCTCCAAACCCGGCGGTCTCGGCCGGGCCGGGGCCTATTCGGTAGCGGGCATGGCCCGGCTGTGGCAGCAAGTCGGCGGCGCGGCTGGTGTGGCTCACCTGATGGGCGCGATCGGGATGGCCGAGTCCGGTGGCGACCCGCGGGCACACAACCCCTCCGGCGCCTCCGGGCTGTGGCAGATCCTTGGGCTGCCGTTCCCCGGTAATCCGTTCATCCCCGCCACCAACGCCCGGATGGCCCTGTCCAAATACCGCAGCCAGGGCCTCGGTGCGTGGTCGGCGTACACCAACGGCTCCTACCGGCAGTTCTTCGACCGCGGCGGCCTGCTGATGCCCGGGGTGACGCTGGCCGTGAACAACACCGGCGCCCCTGAGCATGTCGTCCCCAACTCTGGGCAGGGGTCGATGGCTGAAGTCGTCGCGTTGCTGCGGCAGATCCTGCGCGCCACCCAGCTCGCCCCCGCCGCCACCTCGGTGGGCATGACCCGGGCGCTCAACGGCATGGTGCCCCGGTGAGCAGCGCCGACTCCCTCATCTTGGCGGACGTGGTTGAGCTCCTCGGCGGTGGTGTCATCTCGCAGCACCCCCTGTGTCCCGGTGCGCAGATCACCCTCGTCGGCGTGGATTTCGGGGCGCCGCAGCCGCAGACCGAGGTCGTCGCGTCGCTCCTGCTGGACGGCGAACGGCCGTCGGGCCGGCGGGCGAGCAACAGGACGATCTCGCTCCCCATCCAGATAAGGGGCCCGTCGCGGCCCATCATGGACGGCGCCCGCGAACTGCTGCAGCAGCTGGTGGACGCCGACACGTGGCGCCTCACGTGGACGCCGGACCCGGGGACGGGCACGGCGCTGCCGATGATCTTCGACTGTTTCCGGGCGACCGCTGTCGTCAACCGTGACCTGCTCCTTGAGGACTCGCTGGTTTCGCAGCTGACGATCACGTTCCCGGCGTTGCCGTTCGGCCGGTCGGACACGCAGACCACTTTGGTGTTCCCGACGCCGTCGTCGTTCCCCACGCCGGCGAACCCGGTCCGCATCGACGACTACTCGACGGTGTCGACGACGACGCAGACGACCGCCGGGTGGTGGACCCAGTCCAGCCAGCACGTCGCCGACTCGTTCTCCGCATTCTGGAATCAGCCCGTTACCGACCGGGACAGCGGCCCGTTCTATACGCATACGCTCGCCGCGCCGCTGGACATCACCGGCCTGCCGAACCTGACATTCCAGTTCGGCCTCGGCACCAGCAACTACAAGTCGTGGCACGCCGGGAACGTCACCTTCGCCATCACCCTGACCGACAACGCGGCGCACACCCTGGCAGCCGGCGGCGTCGCGTACTGCGTCGCGTCGAACAACACGCTGTTCCCGTCGTGGACGCAGGTCACGTTCCCCATCCCCACCTCGGTGGTGTTCGACTACACCCACCTCAACTCGTACAGCATCCACGCGTGGCGGTTCGTGGACCGCGACGGCGCATTGGAGCTGGACTCCGCGGCGTACCTGAACGGGTTGACGGCGATCGCGTCGGCGCAGAACCCGATCGCCGCGATCAGGGGCACCCTCTATCAGATCCCGCCCCGGGGGACGGCGCGGGCGCCGATGTCGACCCAGTTCCAGTCGCCGCCGATCACGACGCCGGCGACGGTGACGTTCAACACGGCGGGGCCGTTCACGTGGCCGGTGCCGGCGGGCGTCACGGTGGGCGCGGTGAGTGTTAAGGGCGCCACCGGGAAAGGCGGCGACCGTACCACGGCCGGTGCCGGTGGCGGCGCTGGTGGCGGTGCTGGCGCCACCCACGCCACGTATCCGCTGGTGCCCGGCACGGTTCTGTCGGGCTACATCGGCGCCGCCGGCGGTTCCGGCGGGTTCCCCACCCTGGTCGCGTCGTATTTCGATCATGAGGATGCGTGGAACTACAACACGCTGGTCACGCCGTCGTTCACCCCCACGGCGGGTGAGCTGATCGTTGTCAAGGCGCTCAACTCGGAACGGTCGCAGACGTTCGGCACCCCCACCGGCGGCGGCCTGACGTTCACCAACAGGGTTGACCAGAACGTCACCTCCCATTGCCGCGCCGACATCTGGACCGCGACCGTCGGCGGCTCCCCGGTGGCGATGACGGTCTCCCTGACCGTC